GTTCCAACGACATGGAGCGGGCCGTTCAATACTTGCTGGCTGACAAGGGCGTCACGCTGATAGCGGCCAACAACAAAGAGGAAGCCAGGAAGCTGTTTGCGCCCAAGCCATTCACGCCTCCTATGGCTAATGTGTCTACCAATGTGGCGTACCACTCTGGTGACCTAGGCTACGGTACAGACACGGGCTTAGGAAGAATGAGTGGCAGAAGTACCGGCCATTTTGGTACGGGCGTTTATTTTGTTAGCGGCCCAGAAAGACTCAAGGGGTTTGACCGTTTCAATGAAATGGCGGGAATGGAATCTCGTCCACTGCAAAAAGTTAGTTTTGATGGTTTTAATCTTGCTCGACCAATATCAAACGATAGTGCGGAAAAACTCCACAATGGTTTGAAAAAAGTTAATTGGCTGGTAACTGTAGATCCGGTAGATTTTAATGATGCAGAAATTGCCAAAGAACTGGATAGCGCGGCATTTGATATTTGGATTGCCATTGGTCGTGGCGGGAACACCCAGGAACATATTAAGCAAGTCATCCAAGATGCTGTAAAGGCCGCTCAGCCAATTTATGCGGACATATGGACGGAGCGGACGTACATTGACTCTGCATCCACCCGTGTGATGAAAGCACTTGGGTTTGATGGTATTGATGTACGTCATCTCAATAAATTTGACAACACCGAGTACGGCTCAGTCATTTATCAGCGCACGTTCACGCCACGCGACAGCATCAACAGCCTGCAGAACCAAGGGCCAATCGGTCAGCGCCTGAACCTGGACGAGAACCGGTTCATGGATAGGGATGAGTTGATCCGCCGGTATCAGAGCGTTCGCCAAAAGCGTGCTGGTGTTCTGTCCAAGTTTGCCAAAGGTGCAGCCGGACTGAATGAGCAACAGGCTCTTACTGCTCTTGATGAGACTGCCGAGGAACTTAGCAATCTAATCAAATCCACCAAGCCAGAGCGCCGTAGCGCCAGGAACTTCTTTGCCGATGCAACCAAAGCTTGGGATGCGGGCGAGATCTCGGATGATGTCTACTCGGCCATCCAGACCATGTACGAGCGCCATCCGCAAGTGCTGGAGGGTCTGCGTTTCTCCGTCCGGATGAATGCTGCTAACCCCAATGCGTCCGGCGAGTTCTTTGCGCTTGGTCGTATGGTGCGTTTGTACAAAGGTACAGTTGGAACCTCTGACCCCGTAACTATCCGCCATGAGATAGTTCACTCGCTTGAGCAGATGATGACTCCTGAAGCTGCTCAGGCAGTCATTAAGGATTGGAAAGAGAAGCTAAGCGCGGCCATCAAGAAAGAGAAATCTCTCAAGGCTCAAGGATACTTCCGCGCCGTGTTGGATTTCTTTGAGGATCCAACTGAAGAAAGTTTTCAACGGGCTATCAGCCTGCTGCCAAACTATTCCTACTACCAGTACTTGAACCCTTCCGAGTACTGGGCAGTCAATGCCGAGAAGCTGATGGCCCGCAAGCTTGGCTCTGGCTGGGATCGTTTTGTGCTGTCCGTCAAAGGCATGTTTGAAGCTCTCAAGGATATGTTTGGTTTCGATAACCAGTCAGCTATCCACAAGGCTTTCAACCAAGTGATGAGCGGCAAGTTGGACCGTGAAACCACCAAGACGCTGAATGACTATGTGATGCAGCAAGGCTTCTCGCTGCTCAACGTAAACGTGCGCCGCAACTACAAAGGCGGTCCGGCGCCATTGGCTACTTGGCAATCGGCCAGTGAGTCCAAGATCGACAACTTCATCTACCGCATACAGGACAAGCACGTCGACACCAAGCGTGTTGTGGAGGCCATCAAAAATGAAGTTGGCCGCATTGAGGACGCCTGGGATCCCTACTTGCAAGAGGAGCTGTTCCACGGCAGGACTGCCAAGCAGACCACAGACTTCCTGACGAAAGAGCTTCGTCCATTCCTTGAGCGGATGGAAAAGATGGGTGTCAGCCTGCAGGACTTTGAAGAGTACTTGCATAACCGCCATGCCGAGGCTCGCAACGTATTCATTGCTGCGCGCAACCCTGAGATGCAGGACGGTGGCTCGGGTATCTTCACGCAAGAAGCCCGCGACTACATGAAGTCACTCAGCAAGGAAACCAAAGACAAGTACGAAGACCTTGCCAAGACGATTGATGGGTTTGTCAAAGACACGCAAGATCTGCTGGTTTCCTCCGGCCTTGACAAGCAGGAGACCGTTGATGGCTGGCGTAAAAACCTGCCCTTCTACGTGCCACTGAACCGTGACCCCGATGAGCTCGACTACGTCAACACCTCAAGCGGCATGGGCCAGGGGTTTGGGGTTGGCGGATCTTCCGGAAAGCTGGCAACGGGCTCTCTCAAGACGGTTGTCGACATCGTGGGCAACATCACCCTTGCGCGTGAGCGTGCCATCGTGCGCTCAGAGAAGGCTCGCGTTGGACGGGCGCTGTATGCCCTGGCTATCCAGAACCCAAATCCAAACTTCTGGATGCCTATCAACCCCTCGGCCTTCAAGAACAAGCGGAAGCTTGCAGCCGAAATGATAGGCCTGGGAATGACCCCGGCAGACGCTGAGAACATTGTTCAGGAGCCAAAGACTGGTCGCCTTGATAAAGCAACCGGCCAAATAAAGTACGAGGTAAACGAGAAGCTTCGCAACTCACCAAACGTCTTGTCCGTCCGTATCAATGGTGAAGACCGCTTTGTGTTCTTCAACCCGGGCAACCCCAATGCAAAGCGCATGGTGGAGTCTCTGAAGAACCTGGACGTCCAGCAAATGGATGAGCTCCTAGGCAAGGTGGCTGACGCAACTCGACTACTCGCGGCCTTGAGCACGCAATACAACCCAGTGTTCGGTGCATTCAACTTTGTGCGCGACGTTGGAAGTGCCGCAATCAACTTGTCCAGCACACCAATTGCCGACCGCAAGGCGCAGGTTGTTCGTGATGCCACGAAAAAAGGCGGGCTCGTTCCAAGAACAATCTTCCGTGCGATAAATGGCAAAGGCGCAACCAGTCCCGAGATGAAGAAGTGGATGGATCTGTTTGAGCAATTCCAGCAGGCCGGTGGGCAAACGGGATTTCGCGATCAGTTCAGCCGTAACAAGGGCAAGGAAACAATTGTGGATCGCGAGCTTGGAAGAATTGATAGGGGCAATGCCAAAAAGTGGGCGTACTTTGTATTCGACCAGCTCTCTGCCTACAACGACGCCCTGGAAAACTCGGTGCGGCTTGCAGCATTCAAGGCCGCTCTGGATGAGGGGTTGACCGTAGAGCGTGCCGCAAGCATAGCCAAGAACATCACCGTGAACTTCAACCGCAAAGGCTCCAGCACCCAGTCAATTGGCGCCTTGTATGCCTTCTTTAACGCCAGCGTTCAGGGCACCGCCCGGATGATCGAGACGTTGTTTGCCAAGGATAAAAACGGCAAGATGAGTTTGAGCCCTGCTGGCAAGAAAATTGTTGCTGGCGGCATGTTGCTTGGCGTTGCTCAAACGGCTATCCTGGCCCTGGCTGGCTTTGGTCCGGACGAGCCTCCTGAGTGGGTGAAGTCCAAGAACCTTGTCATACCTACGTTTGGCTTGTTTGGAGATGGGAAGTACGCCTTGATCCCCATGCCCCTGGGATACAACATACTTCCCAACATTGGTCGTCTTGCGTCCGAGTATCTGATGGTCCAGGCGGATGCAATGAAGGGTAAGCGCGATCTCAAAAAGACCGTCACCTACATTGCTGCAGCAATATTCACCTCGGTCAACCCGCTTGGTTCCAGTACCTTTTCGCAAACACTGGCACCAACTATTGTTGATCCGTTTTTTGCAGTTTCGGAAAACAAGGATGCCTTTGGTCGACCCATCTCAAGAGAAGATAGGGCGCAATCCCCTAAACCGGGCTACGAGAGAAGCCGGGAATCTGCCAATGGATTGAGCCAAGCAATTGCGTACGGCCTGAACTACATCACGCTGGGTGGCGATAAAGGCATTGGCCTGGTTAGCCCAACTGCAGATGAGGTTAGCTACGTTGCAAGTCAATATGCGGGCGGCGTTGGAAAGCTGGGCATCCAAGCCTACGAGTACGCGAAGTCCAAGGTAGTGGGTGAAGAGGTTCAGCCGTATCAAGTGCCCGTGGTCGGAAAGCTTTACGGCGACATCAATACGCCGATGGCCATCTCTGGAAAGTTTTACGAGAACATCATTGAGATGTCCAAGCACGAGGACATCATCAAGGATATGAAGGGCAAAGGGGTGAGTGAGTACTACAAGGAAAACCCCGAGGCCAGATTGTTCCAGCGCGCCAACTACGTAGAGAATGAAATTGCTCGGATCAAGAAGGAGAAAAGGGCGCTGATGGAAAGAGATGCACCAGCCGCCCAGATCAAGCAAAAGGATGAGCGCATCAAAGTAATAATGGAAGCGTTCAACCGGGACGTTGCAAAACGCCAATAACCTCCCGCTCAAAGAGCTGGCCGATAGTCCGGCGATGTGCCTCCTCCCACATCTCCAGTCTTTCGGCTCGGCTCATATGGGCGCCCTGGTCCAGATCGGCGTGGCACTTAAAGCAGAGTGATGCAATCCTGTAGTCATTCGCTTTAAGGCCGCGCCCTTTCCCATCGCGCATCTGGTTGCTGTGAGCCGCCACCACCGTACCGTCTTCGATACCACAGTGTTGGCAGGGCAGCTCACGCGCAGCGTCCAGTAGCTTACGATTCCGGTACATCTTTTTTGCGCTTCTTGATTGCGGCGATGCCACCGTCAGGCCTGCGCTTGGCCATGAATTCGTCGGCAATATCAAGCCCCATAGGCACTACATCGCATAGCTGTTCGCCGCGCGTCAGTAGGCCGGTGATCGCAAACATGGTGACCAAGTCCCGCAGGTTTTCTTCGTTCTCAGTCATCAGTGAACCTCCGTTGAATGTACATCCCTGTACCGAGCCCTGGAGGCATTCAGGTTTTCTCGAATGGCGCCAAAGATAAGTGGCTCCTTGTCCATGCCAATCTGAACAAGAATGTCGCACATGACGCAAGAGAGCGCTATTACAGCGTCCATAGGGTCGCTGCATGGTTGGTTCGCAACACAGGAGAAGATGGCATCCTGCAAGTCCATGAACTCCTTGTCAATGTCTTGCTCGGTCATACCTCCATGCCCTCCATCTCTTCCGAGAGAAGGGTGCTGAGGTACTTCCCTTGGACGGCAATGTGCTCAATCTCTTTCACGCTATTGACGCGCTTCACGCAGTCACGAAGGGCTTGGTTGTATCCAGCCTTGTATGGGTCGCTGCCGTCAAGGATCATGCAGATTGCGTCACGCACTAGCGCGGATGCCTTTCGTTGCGCTGCCAGCACCCTGATCTTCTCGTAGTGCTCGACAGGCAGGTAAACGCTGTACGGTATTAATTTCTTCATTGCTTACTCCATGCCTCAAAGCTTGCCTTGAGTCGGTTAAATAAATCTCTGGCGCCTTCATCGGTCTTCAGTTCCTTGCGGGACTCCAGGCCAAGGTAGTCGACAAGCCAAGCGGCGCACTCCTTCTCGCTCCGAGGCTTGGCCAAGTCTTTTTGCGACAGCCACTCCCAGAACTCGGGGTTTCTGCAGAGCATCCCGGCCATCTTCAATGCATGGTCGCCCGGGAACTCGTGCTCTCGGTTCATTGGCTTTTCGTCATCTCCAAGCCGAACCATGACCACCACATAACGTGAGCCAACAAAGTCGCGCATCAGGTCATCTGGCAGGTCATCAGGATGGACGGCCATCGTCAACACGTAGCCGTCCTTGGACTGTTTCAGCCCAGTCTTGATTCCCTCAAACTGAATTGGCTCGCTCAAGCTTCATCTCCAGGTAGCTGATGATTCCAGCGGACTTGATGAGGGTCGTGTTTAGGTCTTCGATAACCTCATCTTTCCTGTCGTGCTCGCTATAGCCGTCTGCCAGCAAGTCCGCAAGCTGCTTCACACTCTTCTCTAGATCGGAGACCTTGCTTTGAAGGGTCTTGTTGGCATCCTTTTGCAACTCCAGGGCAGCAATCAGCTCCTCCTCTTGGTCGATGGATAGCTTCAAGGCCGAGTTAAGGTTGTTGCAAACCTTCTCCCAACCCGCGATGGTGCTTGGCTTCTTACTCATCCCATGGATCCTTTTGTTGTGTCATGGCGGGCTTGTTGTAGGTGTTCACCTTCATCGAGACCATGCGGTTGTTGTTCTTGTCCTTCTTCAGCCAGCCGTCCAGCTTGATGGTGACGGTGTCCTCATCCCCGGCCTTCTCAATCATCTCGATTAGGAAGTTGCGGTCGAACTTCATGTTGCCATTCATGTCTGGCGCTTTGTCGTTGCGTTTTTGAGAGGTGAACAAAGCACCTGTGTTTACGTAGTCCATCATTAATCCTTAAATGTTTTCTTTGCTTCTTTGAACATGTCCATGAGCTTGTCATAGGTCTCGGGGGAGTCCAGCTTTGCCGCGCCATACAAAGGCCGGTTGACCTTAAACATCTCCGTCACATCATCTTCGCTTTTGGCAAAGGTGAGCTTGAGTTTTGTGGCGGCAATCAAAAGCTCATTGTGAGCCTCGGGGTCTTCAGCGTGAACGGTGATCGTCCACTCCGGAGATGTTTCAACGTAGGGCTGTGGCAGCACATCACCCTTGACGCGAGCCACTGGGGTGAACCTGGGCTTCTTTGGCGGCTCGGCTACCGACAGGCGTGCAGCAACCTCCTCATCATCCTCCTTTGGCGCGGGCTGAACCTTATCCACGGGCTTCGATGAATCCAGGGCGTCATGCTCCACAATCTCCATTGCCGTCATCCAGAGGTAGCGGCGCTGGTAGGTCTCCACTGCACCCAGGTTCTGGATGGGGTGCGCGCCCTTCAGCTCGGCCTTGGACATGGGGCTGGTGATGACGATCTGGGTGCCATCATCAATGTCGGTCAGCGTCAGGATGGCGTACTCGTTGGTGTAGGAAACCACACCACAGATGCCGACCTCAGCCATGATCGTCTGGATGGCCGGGAGGAAGTCTCCCAGCTCAAAGTAGCTGTAGCCAGCGAACTTGTTCTGCCCGGTCTTCTGTAGCTTGGTTCCCTGCAGCCGTATGCGGGACACCATCAGTTTGTTGTGTATCATTTTTTTCCTTGTTGGGTGGGGTACTCGCTGCACTGGTCATGGATGAACCCATATAAACGCCAGCATCCGCTTTCCCCCCGAAACTTACTTACGAGCAGTCAGACGACCGTAAGTCATGCCTGCTGTCCAGCACACTGCGCCGAACACCACCATGCCCAAGCCAATGAGTATGTCGAGCATCATCATTTGGCGATCTTCGGCAGCGGGTAGGGCACCTTGTTGGTGGGCTGGCAGTGACCATCGTCCGATGCAAACGGCTTGGTCTTAAAGTCAGCGTCCTCCAGGCAGCTAGTGTTGGCCGACACCGTGGAGCATTTCGTTTTGACAATGCGCGTCTTGTCAGGGTTAACAAAATCCATGGTGGCCCAGCCATCGCCCTGGGGGCACGCGTTGTCTTGCGTCGAATCACCCCGGCCTACGATGTCCCAGCCCTTGAGCAGGACGTTCTCTTGCCGATAGCGCTGCGCGTTCCACAGGGCGTTCTCACGCGCCGTACCCTTAGCCTCCTCCAGTGAGGCAAAGCTGACTTCCGTCTTGCCGCAAGCTGAAAGCAAGGCGGCCGCAACGATGGATGTGACGAGTAGCTTCTTCATATTAAACGCCCTCAATGGCGCCCTGCTCGGGCACGGTGATCGCGCACTCAAGCGTGGTGCCGTTACTCATCATTTGAGCAACGTCCAAGGTCTTGGCGATGCGAACGTCAAAGGTTTTGCCAGCGATGTGGCGGATGGCTTGCGCTTGGCTTGCGGCCTGCACAAGGTGAGATTGGCCACCGTTGGTGACTACGTAAATGCGTTGTTCTACTGCCATAATTTTCTCCAGTTAAAAAATACCAAACCAAATACCAGTGCCGTGGATCCAAGCGATTGGAACTAAGAGAGCCCCGGCGATAAGAAAGCCCCAAGACGCTGTCTTGAGACAAACTACGATGTGCGTCAGCCATGACGCGATAACCCAAATGATTAGGGCTGGTGCCCACAAATCCTCCATGCTTACTCCTTGGTTTTAATAAAGTCCTGATATTGATTGCACCACTTACTGACTGAGCAGAAGTTGGCGCAGCGCGTCCGTTCACCTGGGCGCACCTCAATCTCATAGTCCTTGCCGTACTCAGCCAACTTGGCCTGAGCCTCTTCATCGGTGTCGCAGACGTTGCGCGCCTTAACGCCACCAATCTTTTTGACCGCGTAGGTCGTTTGCTTTTCCCACATCTCCGATGGAGTGCAGTGGGGTAGTTCATCTCCGGTGTCCAGGTCGAACAGCGCGTTCGAGTGAATGGAAACACGGCCCTCAATGAAGTCCTGCTGCTCCTCATAAGACCAGAGCCGAATGGGGATCACCTTCACCGGCGCATCTGGGTAGCTGGCCTTGATGGCTGCATCCCGGCGGCTCCAGTCGCGAATGATGGCCACGATCTCCAGCTTGCTGACATCGGATTGCTTGACCTTGCGAACCAGCCACGCATAGATGTTGAGCTGCAGCTCCCAGTCGATCTTCTCGTTCATCACCGACCAAGCCCCAACAGTCTTGTAGTCGTTGACCGTAATGGTGCCGTCCTCGTTGACGATCTGGAGGTCGATGGCGCCCGAGATAGACCAGCCGTCCACCACGGTATGCAGGCGCTCCTCAACAAGGTGGCTGTCATCTCGGCCATGCTCAAGCACGTTGTGGATTGCCGTTCCAAAGATCGACCAAACCATATCGCTCACGTCCTGCTCGATCTGGTCGGCGTGCAGCTTGCGCAGCTGGACAATCCTTGGAGAGGAGAGCAACTCCGTGGCCGAGATGTTGGCCTTGCCCTTGGAGTAGGTGGGGCGGCGCAGCACGTTGACAAAGGTCTGCGGCAGGTTGTGCTTGTTGGTGAGGATCATTTTTCCTTAGTCTCCAGATAGTTAATAAAATCAATCAAAGCCCAGCCACTCACCATTGTTTTCATTTTTGGCGGCTCATTTTGCTGTCTCCATGTTTGCCTCCCAGCAACCTCAAAAGTGGATAGCTTCCCCTCTGAAACGTAGCGCGCCAGCTCAGCGCGGGTCATGTGCAAAATATCTCTAACACTATCCAGCGGGTAAACAGCCTGGTACTGGACGTATCGCTGAATGCAGTTGGACTTCTCAAATTCTTTCCGCGTTTCTATCTGCGCAAGCTTCTGATCCTGAAGAATTTCGCGCATGGTTTTTTTGTGCGCGATGTTGAACATTGGCGCCTCTGTTTTTATGGCCGCCTTCTCCGCCGCTATCGCCTCCTCCCGTGTCGGGAAGTGTTGAATGGTCACTCGGGAAACCTTCTTGAACCACTGAGAATGATCCTTGTGCTGGCTTAGTCGCGTAAAGGTGCTCAGCGATATGCCGACGTAAAGCAACGCGTTATCGCTATCAAAATGCCTGTAAAGCTCAGTGTTCATTTGCTGTAAAATTTGGGTTGGTGCAACACATTGTACCCACATCTTATCATGTATTGCAAGCACTAGCGAAAATAAATTTATGGCAGCAACTCCGACCCAGCTCAGCCTCAAGCACATGAGGGAAAGCGGCTTCTACGCCGAGGTGGTGGAGCGGTACAACTCCTTCACCAAGCGCAAGAACGACTTTGCCGGGTTCATCGACATCTTGTGCCTTGGCCAGGGCGCGGTCATCGGGGTGCAGACCACGAGCTGGAGCAACACATCAGCCCGGGTGAAGAAGATCTTGGAGCACGAGAACCTGGATGTCGTCCGAGAGGCTGGCATCAAGATAGAGGTCCACGGCTGGCAAAAGAAGGACAACCGCTGGCAGGTCAAGGTGATAGATATAGAATAGCCCCGTCTCCTTGGCTCTTACTGAGAGTCCTTACTCCCTGGGAAACTGGGGAGCTTTTTTTAACTGGAACACTGTTCCAGTTGGTGGGACGGTCAACACACATGAGGATTGGGCAAATCCGGGCGCACCGTCAAGCGCACTGGTGATGCCGCCTGGCGGGTCAGTCCTCAGCTGTGTTGGTTAAACCCGAAAGGCAACTGCGTAGCGGGAGCCCTGAAACTGTCCCTGTGAAATGCTGCAGCATGATGAACAGGTTACCCTTGCTGGATTCATGGGGCCAACAACCTACACGCATGGGGATTGTGGTTCGCCGCTACTAGAACCATCCTTGCAAGGCAGTCCCCAGCCGTGTTGGTCTTGTGGGGTGCCATGTGCGCCGCCTGCCATAACGAACGCCGCTGATCGGTTATGAGGTCACGCGCCAGCCGGGACGGAAACTGCGGCTGCTGGCATCAACACGCATGGGGATTGCTCTGCAGCCATAGTTGCTGCCTGATTTGAAGGGTCAAGTCAGTCCCCAGTCGTGTTGGTTACATACACTGGCTTGCTCGTGCGACTGTTTAACCTGAGATGAGCGCAGGCCAACAACAATATTTTTCAAAGTTCTTGCGCAACGCAGGAATTCGTGTATAGTGATCCCTGTTGCTGTCGAACGCAATAGATCTAAAGCCGTTACTCATGCATTGGCCTCCGGGGATTCTTGGAGGGTTCGACCCAGTGCAGTAGTAACGGCTTTTTTCATTTTCGACACTAGCTTTGCTCCAGGGATCTATCGGGTTTTGGGTTGGCATGAGGGAAGCGTAGGAAGCCGCAAGGTGTAGTCCGCAGTCCACCAGCCCTACGACGTTCTGACTTGGGGCGAGAGCGCAAAGAAGATGCATGGCGCAATCGGGGGGATTCCATTTGCGACCCGTGGGTTCAAGTCCTGCGGATAATCCAAATGGTATGGGTGGCCGAGCTAGACGTTGCCAAGCGACGGAAAGTACCCATAGGTAGCACAAGCTGGATTGATGCTGCCCCACTAGGATGACCACATGGCTCCGGGGGTGTGTAAATTTGCCAAAGGGAGATCACCTCTCCCCTAGGCAGACTTTTGCCACTTTGCAGCTTCATCCATTCACCAGGGGTGTGTAAATGTCAAAAAGCAAAAGAACCTTACGCAGGGTAAGACTGGCCTCCTCCGGCTATGTGTTGATGCATCCAGAGGCAAAAAAGAAACCAGTTGACGTTAAAGGGAGCGCATTTTTATCAACTTACGAGTGGCGCAAGGTTCGCATGATGGCTTTGAAGAAGTACGGCGCTAGGTGCCAGTGTTGCGGCGCAACACCCAAAGACGGGGCGGTGATGAATGTTGACCACATAAAGCCGCGCAAGCTGTTCCCTGATCTGGCTTTAGACCTAAGCAATCTACAGATTCTTTGCCACGAATGCAATCACGGCAAGGGGAATTGGGACAAGACTGACTGGCGCTAAAAATATTTTTTGCAACAGGTGAATTTTTAAGAACCCATGTGTTATCATTTTTCCGTGAGCTGCTTTTAGGGTGGTCAACCCCAACTCGCACAGACCAAGGAGACAAAATGATTGCATATCTGAAAGAGTGCTACCGCCAGCCGACCCAGCTGGAGATGGTGACCAAAGAACTAGCCCAGGCCATGTTGGCCAAGCTGGAAGCCGAGACAGCAGTGGACTACGCCAAGTCTGTTGTTGACTACAACGATGCTCGCATCAACCGCCTGGGCGCCTACTTAGCCCAAAACCCAAAGGAAGCAAAATGAACTGGAACCCCTTCAAACGCATCGCCGCTCTGGAACAAGAACTCAACGGACTCAACCTATCCCACAGCCGGTTGATTGAGCGCATTGATTTACTAGGCCGTACCGATGACGCTCAGGCTCGCTGGCTCTCGGCTTTAGGGGCCCGCCTGCAGGACCTTAATCAGACCCAAGGCAAGTTGCTTGTTAACTTGGAATCGCGCCTGCAAGGCCTTAGCAACCCAGCCACCATCTCCCGCGCCGACGCGGAGAAGGCGGCAAAGGCCCGGCTAAAGCGCGCCGCTTACGCCCGCAAGTATTACGCCAACAAGCGCGCCGAGAAGGCCGCTGCAGATGGAAACGAAAAATGATCCACGACGACATGAAAGACCGCGACCTGTTCTGGGACGTCATGGAGGGGCTGGTTACGCTCGCCGTCATCATCGGTATTGTGGCCGCCCTGTGCTTTATGTTCGGCTACATCTGGTACCGGGTGACGCTATGAGCATAGACAACACAATCCGAGGGAACTGGACAACGCCAGAAATGCAAACTTACACGCTTGCTTTGCCACCAAAACCTGTTGGCTACTGGGTGCTGTACCCGCAGTCTACGCCGCACACGCAGTTTTCCATGTACCACAAGCCAACGGATGAGCAGATCAAAAACACCGAGCAGCTACTTGGCTGGCAATGGAGAGACGCATGACGTGGCCCTTCCCACCCCACCCAATGCCGGTGCCCGCCAACGCGCCGCCGGTACGGTTCAACCCTGACAACTACGAGGACGCATTGATATGAAAGTCAAAGAACTGATTGAGAAGCTGCAGGGGTTTGACCCCGAGCTTATGGTGGTACGCCCCGGCTACGAAGGCGGCATGACCGAACTACACAGCGCCACCGAAACGCTGCTTGCTCTTAACGTGAACTCTGAGTGGTACTACGGGGAACACGACCAAGTGGACAACACCACCATATGGCCCGAGCACAAGCACGCACAAGGAGTGTTTTTGTCATGAAACCATACGGCTACGTTCGCGCTGATGGCAGCGGGGTATTTATTTACGGCACCGACAAGTTTGAGCCCCCACAAGACGTTGAGCTTGTCCCTGTGTACCTTGCCCGTGATTGGGTAGAGCTGACGGATAAACACGTTTTTGAGGTGCTTGAAAATTTACAAAAAATTTACCACCGCCCGCCTAGTACGGCTTTTGCCAAAGCCATTGAGGCCAAACTGAAAGAACTCAACACATGAAACTAGATGCAGGCAACCCCAACCTTATGCGTGTCAACAAGCCTGTGAGCCTAGGCTCATTTGCAAACACACTCGGCGATGTAGCTGCCAAGAAAAGGCACCGCCCATCATCAGTCTATGTCCCCGCCAAGCGTGACCCGGACGCAGTACCGCCACCCACGATAAGCCTGTGGTCGCAGCCCGTCTACAAGCCCGAGCGCATGGAGCCCGTGCGCGGCGGTGCCAATGATTTTCTACGCTACAAGAGCAGGGGGTTCTGATGACTATTCAAATTTCAATACGCTACAAGGACTCCGTGGGAAATGAGTACGTGACTCAAGTTGAAATTAGCCGTTACGAGTTGGAAAACTCTGTTGATGATAAATTTCTTGACTACAAATTTCAGCAAGCCAAGCATCATCTACTTGCCTACTTGAAGGAGAAAAAAATTGACTTCAAAAACTGAAGAATTGAAGCTGGAGCTTGAGGCTTTGAAATATGCTGCAAGTATGGGCTACCCCTCTAGCATGCTGAAAGATATGTTCGCCCCATTTACTATCAAACGTGATGTGGCCTTGGCACAGCCAGAGCAGGAGCCGGTGGCGTGGAGGGATAGAACCTTCGGCACTTTACTGCACCAAGAATGGCTAGATGCTGACCCTCTCTACACCGCCCCACCAAAGCGCCCGTGGGGGAAACCTTGGGTTTCCTTGACGGATGAGGAATATGACGAAATTTGGCGCATGGACTTGAACAACAAAGACATCATGAACAAGACAATTGCCAAACTCAAGGAAATCAACACATGAACGAACGACTCAAAGAACGCATCGCAGAAGAGTGGGCCATGCTTGACCCTGTTGACCCTTTACGAAGTTTGCTGTCCGATGCGCTTGAAGCCTTAACACAGCCAGAGCAGGATTCTGTGGCATGGCCTTGTCTCATTGGTAGTGCTGATTTTTCAGAAAACACCATCACGCTTGTCATGCAGTGTAAGGATTACAAAGTGTCAGCGGGTACGCATTATTTATGCACCACTCCACCAAAGGAGAACACATGACTAAAGACAAAGCATTGAAGCTGGCGCTTGAGGCGTTGGAAGAATGCCGGTATAGATCGTTGGCCGATAAGATTGTTGACCCTGCTGTCACCGCCATCAAAGAAGCCTTGGCACAGCCTACATCTGGAGAATATGCCTTGGGATATGCCGAGGGATTCAATGACGCCTGCAAGAAGCCAGAGCAGGAGCCGGTGAAATATGAGTTTCAATCAACGCACGATGGCAAATGGTACGCGTTTCATGACGACAAGCACTACGCCGATACTCTGGCTGATGGGCGATGGCCTATTCGTGCCCTCTACACCACCCCACCACAGCGCAAGCCGCTGACGGATGCGCAGGTAAATGAGTGCGGTATGTGTGGCTATGTTGGAAAAGACAAAGACAAAACAGGCCAATGCCCAAAATGTCGATGGGATGAACTACGCCCATTAACGGGAAAAGCGCATCAAAAACCTTTAACGGATGACCAAATTTACGAAATGTACAACGAGCCTAGAAGTGATGCTGAAATGCTTGAATTCGCCCGAGCCATCGAAGCCGCTCACGGCATCAAGGGGGAAGCATGAGTAACCTAAGACAAGCAGCAGAGCTGGCGCTGGAAATTATTGAGACACATCACGGTGAGTTTGATTACGCAAATGAAATCACCGCCCTCCGCGCTGCGCTGGCAGAGCCAGAGCAGGAGCCTGTGGCGTGGGCGGTTTCACCTAGATACGAAGATTCTGATGGCTACTTTGACTTTACAGATTCAAAAGATACAGCAGAAATTTTGCAAAAACGTGGATGGGTAATCACGCCCCTCTACACCACCCCACCACAGCGCCCGTGGGTAGGGCTGACGGATGAGAAGATTGCAGAAGTTGCAGAACGCATGGAAGCATCAGACCCAACTGACAGTTTTTGGCGTGAGTTTGCACGAGCCATCGAAGCCGCCCACAACATAGGAGTCAACACATGACCCCCGTGCAAGCCTTGGAAGTTATCAAACTGCTGTCGGCGCTTGAGTCGTGGAGTTTTTCTCTTAGGGAAAAATTGCCTGACTACCTGCTTGAAAAGATAGCTGCATCAATCGAAGTGTTGGAGAAGGAAGTGTTGAAATGACTGAGCAACGCTACCTAGCCGGTGGGCAGGAGTTCAACTACCCCCACGCTGGCGACCCACCTGCGCCCGAGAACACCAAGCTGCTGCTGCTGACTACCGGCGGTATCTGCACCACTGGAACGTGGAACAATAACTGGTGCATGGGCTGGCTGCCGCTGCCCAAACGAAACATGGCGAAAGAAGATCAGAAGTGAAAAAGTCAAACCAAGCTCAGTTTCGCGAACTGCTGCGCCAGCATAGCGATGGGTTAACCGTGAAAGAACTTAGCGAGATGTCAGGAGCCAGTAAGGATTCAGCACTAGCCTCTATCAAGTGTATGCCTGACGCATACATTGATCGCTGGAAGCTAGTTCGTGGAAAAGACGCTGGCGTGTGGTGCGTAATTGTGCCTCCAGAGAATTGCCCAAAACCCGAAAGGAAAAAAAATGTTTGATTGCTTATCGCCATTCAATGAACATCAGCGCAAAAAACTCAAGTCCTTGAGCCGATTGCAGCCAAAAGGTAAAGACTATCCCGCCGCTCCGAACAAGGCGCTGGATGAGTACATTGCCACACTCAAGGAATCGAACCCTGAAATGTTCCAGACCAAAGAGTCCATGAGAAACCGAGCATTTGTGGATGAGCCAAGTTCAAGTGTGTATGGGCGCTTCGTGCGCTCCCAATCAGAATCCCCGTACCGCATCATCCCCGACTGAATATGCTCATCAGTACCCCACCATGCTTTAGTAGCGATACGCAGTACAGGGAGTGGAAAAACTTGGCCATCAAAAGCCATTTGAAAAGCTCATTTATCTGCACTGACTGTACGCCAGAGTACCAAGCCGCGATGATAAAAGCCAACCGCTGCACGGCCCCTGATGTGGACGTCAGGATACTCAACCTGCGAGAGAAAGAGGAATCCATCCATCAAGAAATTGTGGAGGCAAAGCTTGAGTCATTTAATGATCTTTGGGCGCAGATGATTAACCAGCTATCACCCGTGGCAGTCAAACCACCACCGAAAAGAGCAAGGAAAAAATGAAGGACGTTCCAAATTTTGCCGCTTGGAGCAATGAAAATCTGGCGAAGTTTGCATACGATGCCCATGAGCGTATGCAGGTACAGCAGGAGGCAATCATGCAACTCCAATGCGATCTCAAAGAAGCAATGATGCAAGCAAGAAAACTATTGAAGGAAAAAAATGACTGAGAAAATTTTGTTGGAACGAATTCGCCTGGATGGCGGAACACAGCCCCGCGAGGAGCTGGACGATAGTCTTGTTCAGCTCTACAAGGAGCAAATCTTGGAAGGCGCTGAGTTCCCAGGCGTCGATCTTTATTTTGACGGGAAGTTCTACTGGCTTTCAGATGGATTCCACCGCTTCCACGCCCACAAGCAGGCTGGCCACAAAGAAATCTTGGCCAACGTCAGCAAAGGGACAAAGCGGGACGCCTTTATCGCATCACTGAAAGCCAATTCAAGACACGGCAAGCCAAGAACCCCAGAAGAGCGCCGCTACGTTGTTCTGCTTGCCTTAGAGGATATTGAGCTTGGACAGCTTTCGGACCGCCAAGTTGGTGAGGTTTGCGAGGTTAGCCACACCACCGTCATCCGCGTTAGAAAAGCTCGCGGCTTGGAGCGCAAAACACCAACCTTAGGCAAGGACGGGCGCTCAAGGGACTTCACAAACACTGGGAAAAACAAGCCTGCTGAGGTGCCCGAAGTTCCCGAGGAAGAAAAGGAGGAGGACAAATTAAATGAGCTGGCAACTGAGTTTGGAGTGATTTCGGAAGAGAACACTAAGCTCAAAGATTTGCTTGCAGTCCGGTCCATGCCTGTGTCCGAAGACGCCAAGGCAGAAGTACAGGAGATCATTGAATCGTTGCGCGAGCAGGTAAAAGAACTTGAGGCGCGCCTTGAGTCGATGACCCAAAGCAGAAACGAGTTCATGTCCAAAAACGCTGAGATGCTCAAGCAGATCAACTACTGGAAGAAGAAGGCCGAGAAGTAAAACCGAAGCTGGGCGGTTTCCCAGCAGGAGAGACACATGATTAATTTAAGACCGCATCAAGCGGATGTTGTGGAGAAGCTCGACCGTGGCTTTGAAGAACACCGCTGCCAACTTTTGTACGCACCCACCGGCTTTGGTAAAACCGAAGTGGCAATGCACATGATGATGGAGGCATCCAAGAAAGGCACGAAGGTGGCGATGATTCTTGACAGGATCGTCTTGGTCAACCAAACCAGCACACGCCTTGCCAAGTATGGGGTGCCTCACGGCGTCATGCAGGCAGGGCATTGGCGCGACCGCCCTTACGAGAGGATCCAGGTCTGCAGCGCCCAGACCTTGGAGCGCAGGTCGGACTTCCCAGAAGTTGGCCTCCTGATAATTGACGAGTGCCACGTTCAGCGTACTCAAGTTACCCAGTACATCAAGGACAACCCAGACACCAAGGTCATTGGTTTGACCGCCACGCCATTCACAAAAGGACTGGGCGACACCTACACCCATGTGGTGGGGGCTAAGCCAACCGGCGAGCTGATCGAAGATAAATGGCTGGTTCCGCTCAAGATCTACATAGCCAAAGAGATTGACATGACCGGCGCCAACAAGGTGGCTGGTGAGTGGTCTCAAGACGAGGTCAGCGAGCGCGGAATGAAGATCACCGGCGATATAGTTGATGAGTGGGTAGATAAAACCAATCACCTGTTTGGCGGACCAATGAAGACTGTGGTTTTTGCCTCTGGCGTTGAGCATGGTCGAGACTTGGCTCGGCAGTTCAGCGAGAGGGGATACAACTTTGTTTCCATATCCTACAAAGAGGATGATGAGTTCAAAAACGAAACCATTGAGGACTTCAGTCGCCCAGATACCAAGATCACCGGCCTGATAGCCACCGACATTCTCACGCGTGGGTTTGACGTACCGGACGTAATGATTGGCGTATCAGCCCGCCCTTTCTCCAAATCATTCTCCAGCCACGTTCAGCAGATGGGTCGCATCATGCGCCCATACAAAGGCAAGACTCACGGCGTTTGGCTCGACCATAGCGGCAACTATCTCAGGTTCAGAAAAGACTGGGACGAGTTGTTTACCGATGGCGTTACATCACTGCCTGATGGCGCAGGGGAGACTTCCAAGAAAGAGCCAGAGGAAAAGGTAAAGAAAGAGTCGAAGTGCGGCGGCTGCGGCGCTCTTTGGATCTGGCCTGACCGTGTTTGCGGTGAGTGCGGGTGGACGCGTCCCATGAAGGAGGTGTTGAACGTCCCGGGCAAAATGGTTGAGCTGCATATGGGCAAAAGCTCTATCGGCGAAAACCAGAATTTTTACTCCGAGCTGCTGTACTACAGTCGGATGCGCGGGTACAAAGACGGTTGGGCTGCGCACAAGTACAAAGAGAAGTACGGCACCTTCCCAAGGGGACTGGGCGTCGATCTGAAAGCACCCAGCGCCAAAACCCTGGGCTGGATTAAGAGCAAGAACATCGCATTCGCAAAGGCCAGGGCATGAGATTTGAAGAGTTTGCACAACAAAATGGCCTCCTGATAGACCATGTTATCGAGGGGCGGTGGGTAAGGGTTCCGACCATAGACCACCCTCGCAAGCGCAACGGCGCCTACATCTTTGACGGCAGAAGCGGGCTGGTCCAAAACCACGCAGTCCACGAAAGCCCGATTAGGTATCTGTCCGATGAGCCATACGTCCCAGACCCAAACGCTGGCGCAAAACGCGAGCGGCGCATTGCCGAGCAACTCAGAAGGCAGGCGGAGGCAGCCAGAAAGGCGGCTTTCATCTGTAACAGCGTTACAGTTGAACCTCACCCCTACCTCATTCGCAAAGGCTTTCCCGAGCCAGCCAAGGTTTGGAATGGCCTCCTGGTCGTGCCCATGCGCATGGAGACCAAGTTGGTTGGCCTCCAGCTAATACAAGAAGACGGCACGAAGCGTTTTTTGAGTGGCCAGCGAACCAAGGGCGCCAGCCTGACCATAGACAACCACGGCCCAAATGTATTGGTGGAGGGTCTTGCAACCGGCCTGTCTGTGCGGCGCGCCCTAAAGCATATGCGCCAGCGGTACACCATCCACGTCTGCTTCTCGGCTGGGAATATGCTGGAAATAGCTCAGGTGGTACAAGAGCCGCTGGTGATCGCCGACAACGACCCAATGGGGATAAGCACCGCCAAAAAAATAGCCTCACGCTACTGGGTAGGCGAGGCTGGTGATGATTTCAACGACTACGAACAGAGGGTCGGCGTCCAGGCGGCTGCCGAGTCCCTCCGCCCGTTTTTCTAGTTGCCGTAGAGTCGGAGCGGATAGTAATCCTCCTCCGGCTCTTGGTCGCTCTCATAGGGCTCTGCGTCCATATCGTGAACAGGGAAGCCGATACCGCGCTCTAGCGTGCGCTCTAGGGCGTCTTCCTTGTCCCATGCTTCAGTAGTGGAATGGTAGTTGCCGTTGACGTAGACAACCCACTTTTCAGGCCTTACCATGATGATTGGTAGGTGAACGACCACCAGCCAGTCATCTCCAAAGACAAAAGCGCCTTTAGCTCCTCATAGGTGCGTTTGACGTTCTCCCAGTACCAGTCATCCACCTCTGCCGCCCCAAAGAAAAACCTTGCGGAAGGTGGCAGCAGTTCCTTGGCTCGCTCGGGGTTGGCTATGACGTCCGCGCAGACGTTCATAAGCGTCTCAAGATCTTCTCTTGAAACGCTGTACTCCTTGCAGTCATCTTCGCCGTTCTGCACGTTCTCCACAAACCACGCGTGTATCGCGTTGGCCTTGCGCCAGTACATCCCCTCGTAAACCAACTCCTTGAGTTTGAGCGTTCGGGCTTCCGGAACGCCGGTAACCTTCGGCTTCTCTCCATCCTCTTTGAAACTGGTAACGTATTTCTTGGCGTTCAGGTACATATCTAATCCCATTTCTTTTCTCCTTGGTCTCGGGCAATGTCGCCCCACAAACCCAGCACGCTGGGCTTGTAGAGTTCACTCCTTGGTCAAAACAATTCGGTAATCACTGGCTTCGTGGTCCGGCATCTCCAGCAGCAGGTCATCCAGCGCGTCTTGCGCCTCCTCTCGCGTCCGGAAAGAAAGTATCTTGCCGTCCTCCGCCCAAGTGTTTATCCACTCTCCGCGCCAGTGCAAAGTTTCAACTTCCCACATTGCTGGCCTCCTTGAGTTGGTCGAATGGCGCGAGCATTTCATCGAACTGCGCGAGCACGTTCTCGCGGTTGCCCTTGAGTCCGAATTCCTTTTTGATAATTGCGTAGAAGCTTCGCCCGCTGCGGCGTAACCCCTTGACCTCCAGTCGCAGGCCAGCGCGCAGCGTCAGCATTCGGTATTGCAGGATCTGTGTCGGGTTGGTCAGCATCATTCTTGTTCCTCGATTTGTTCGTCAATGTCAGCCTGCGAGTAGCACTCCAAGATCTTGGGGTCGTACCGGCTCATAACTCGTTCGTAGCACTTGTCGCACACGCGCGCCAGTGGTATGCCTTGTCCGTCATGCTCCCACCAGCTATCGGCTCGGGTATGGTCGCAGTAGTTCATTGGATCCTCGCAATTGGAATAACGCGGCTCGCGCGTTGGTTGACGGTTTTGGTTTTTGTGCCGTGGGCGCGGAAGCCCACAATGCTCTTGCGGTCTGCCTTTTGGCAGAGTTGGCAGGTAGCACAGGTCATGTCCTCGCGTGTCTGCGCAGGGCAGATCACAATGGGGCGTCCAGCAGGCGTAAAGGAATGGTCAGGCGTGTCCACCGGCACAATGCAAACCACCGGACCGGCCTTCAGGTCAGCCAGATAGTCGGCGTCCGCAGCATCGTTGGCGGACAGGTTAATGGTGTAGCCCCAAGCGTTGGCATGGCGGATCCACACTATTGCCTGCGGCGCGCGCTTGTGGGAATAGGTGAACCCCTTGCGCCCAAAGTTGGCCCGCACAATCATGCCTAGCTGGGCGGCATCCACCCGCTCGCCCTTGCCCACTAGGTCGCCCACCACTTCACCGCGCCACAGTTGCCCATCAGGCAGGGCGGCTATCTTTGCAGCCAGCGCAGCAGTCGTGATGCCGTCTCGGTCGGCGCGGTTCCAAGCCAGCGAAGTATGGAAGTCATCCCCATAGCAGCCCTTGCGGTACAGGGCGCAGGAAGGTGGGCACGATTTGCGCTCGCGGTAGGTCACAGGGATTGGACCAACCTTGGAGTTGCCGCTTTTCAGTACAAATAGGGTTTTCATTGCGCGTCCTTACAGGTAAACGAACAGAACCAAAGCCAGCGTTACGCCAATGGCAATGGCAAACATGGCGCCAGCGAAGTGGCTGGGCCAGTCGATTGGGGTGTAGTGCTCTCTCACAGGGCGGCTCCCGAATGCTCTACGTCCGCCAGCATGACGGTTACCTCGTAGGCCTTGCGCGCCTTGAAGTGGGCAGCAGCCAGTTTCTGGGCGTCGTAGCTGCTAGGGGCGGTCACAGTAGTTTGTTTGCCGCGATAGAAGGCAATGTATGGTCGCATGGTTCATCCTTTGGTTGTATCGGTCAATGTTGACCCGCAAACCCTGACCCGCAGGGCTTGCAGATTGCATTAGCGCCGGTCGATTGAGAACGTGTTGCTGCTGAAGTACTCTTCTATCTTTTCCTGCACAGCATCGTCCAGGTCGATTGCTTCGCTCACTTTGTCGGAAAGCTTCTCGTCCGCCCAGCTATCAATGGCATCGTCAAACTTATCTGCGAATACGTTATCCATGCGCTCGTCCAGCGCGTTATCTATGCGCTCGTCCACCAGCGACAGCAGCGCGGTAACTGCATCCGGCCTTGCAGCCAGTTTCGAGCGCAGGTCATGCACCTCTGCCGCGTGTTTGTCGTAGATCGCGGTAAGTTCGATAATGTGCTGCTGGATAGCGGTGTTAAGCACAATGTGGACTGCCGTCCGCATAGCAATGGAGTCTGCAGTCGTCAGGGCATTGGCGTACACATCGTTTACCTGTGTCAGTGCTGCATTCAGGTCGGAGCGGGTAGCGAATAGGTCGTTGCGGTAGTTGGTAAGCATGGTCATCTCTTTCGTTTGTTGAACAAGACCCCCGAAGGGGTTTCGGCTCCTGAAGCCTCGTCAGTTGTTCTTACCAGTTCTCGGAGTAGTGCGCAGCGTCCGCTTGGCGCTCGCGGTACACAGAGACAATCCTCTTCAGCAGTTGCCAAGCCGCGCGCTTTGTCTCGCCTTGCAGCAGTTCCGCGTAGTCCTCGTCCGTCCAGCACTCGACCATCGTGTCTGCACCGTTGGAGTAGTTCTCCTCGCACCACGCTTTCATCATCTTCACTTCCGCTTTGATTTGTTCTGCGTTCATGCTGCCTCCCCAATTGCAAAGCGCTCTGCAATATCGCCCCAGCTTGCAACACGGTAAACACCTTCCCAGCGCACCAGCGTGGGCGTATAGGTGTCCCCAGCGTTCAGGTAAAAGCACGGACCGCGCTTTGTCTCAAGCACCTCCACCCCGTAAAAGTCTCCCAGCGCGTTCAGGCACTCCATACGCACGTCAGCGGTTGTAGGTGGATGCCAGCACTCATTGAGTCGGCGCAGTCCAACAGGCGTAGCTAGTAGCTCATCGCGGGTCATGGCCAACAGTTGCTTGGCTCTCTTGGCGTTATCGCCAAAGATAAGGGACAGGGTTTTCACAGAGGGTGATCGCATCGCTTTGCTCCTAGGTTGGTTGGTTACACATGACAGGGTTTTCTGCCATGTCTGATATTTCACCACAGATTTATCCGCTTGTTTCACTCCATCGAAAAATATTTTCGGACGTCACTCGGTTGTCCTGGCGCTGTCAAGCCTGCGGCGCTTATCGGCGCTTATCGGTCGCAGCACTACCCAGCACACTGATACCCAGCACGCTGATATGATTGGCGCGTTCTCAATACATACCGCACAGTCACAATACAGACAGGCAGTAACGCAATGGCAAGACAAGCAACACAGAAACTAACTCGCGCGCAGATCAAGGCAGGGCTGGACACTATCCCAATGGCCACGCTCCTAAGTAGCGGACAAGGGAAAGAACCAGCACTAACAACAAAGCAAAGGGCATTTGCCCGTAGCGTGGCACTAGGCGAGACAAAGGCGCAGGCATATAGAGACGCATACAACAGCAAGCCAGCACCCAGCACGATAGTCACCGCACCGTACAAGGTGGCAGCGGATGCTAGGGTCCAGCGTGAGATAGAGGCGTACAAGCTAGCGATAGAGGCTGAGAAACACCGGACCCCTGCTCAACTGAAGGCGTTACTCGTCCAACAGTTGGTGGCTCACAGCTTGGATGACGACTTTCCCCCGGCTTCTCGCGTGCAATGTCTCAAGCTCCTTGGCTCACTGTTTGAGGTAGGCGCATTCGTGGAACGCAAAGAGATCACCACAGTCAACCGCTCGGATGACATACGCACAAGGCTGCTCTCAAGGCTGAGCACGATCACGGTAGACGCTGAGGTCAAGCCAGACGACGCGCTCGACCTGCTGGCAGAAATCCAGAGCGGTAGGCAGGCAGCAGACCCCACCGCACCCGTACCCCCGCATTCGGGCGTGCCTGACCCTGCATCGCGTACACATACTATTCCACACAGTGAATCAGACCCAAAATCCGAAAACGACTTCGACGCCCCATGAGTTTTGCCATCCACAGAACACCCCCCCTTGTGATTTTTTATCCAAAAGGGGTGGGGGGTATATAAAATCAAGTGGAACAATGTTCCAGTTGGAGGCTAAATGAAACATCCTACGACACTGCATACGGTAAAGAATAAGGACTACTACATGACTGAGAAGCAGAGGACTGTGTTCCTGGTGATTGATGAGTTTTGGAAAGAGTTTGGGTATGGGCCGTCGATAGATGACATCATGTACCAGACTGGGGATAAGGGGCGCGGGAATGTTCACCGGGTGGTGAAGAAGCTTTGCGACCTGGGGATTTGTAAGCGGATGACCCGCAGCGCGCGTAGTGTTCGGCCTAGCTATCTTTCAATGAGGAACATATGAACGTAGACGCCCTCAGCAAGGCGATTGCACTTCTGCCGGTGAATGAGCAGGAGTCGTTCTTCGATGAGTTGGATGAGTACCGGGCGAGTCTTTTGCGGGAAGAGGCCCAGGTCGACTTTTTGAAGTTTGCCCACTCCATGTGGCCTGGGTTTATCAACGGGCGCCACCATAAGGTGATGGCAAAGAAGTTTGAGGAAATTGCCTCGGGCAAGATCAAGCGCCTCATCATCAACATGCCTCCCCGGCACACCAAGTCAGAGTTTGCCTCCTACCTTCTACCGGCTTGGTTCCTTGGCAAGTTCCCGAACAAGAAGATCATCCAGACCTCCAACACGGCTGAGCTTGCAGTTGGCTTTGGCCGGAAGGTAAGGAACCTTGTTGGCAGCGAGCAGTACGCCAAAATCTTTCCGAACGTGAATCTGCGCCAGGACAGCAAGGCAGCGGGCCGGTGGTCGACTAATAAGGATGGGGAGTACTTCGCTATTGGTGTGGGCGGTACGGTGACCGGTAAGGGCGCGGACCTTCTTATCATCGACGACCCGCATTCCGAGCAAGAGGCTGCTCTGGCTTCCGGAGACCCATCAGTGTTTGACAAGGTGTACGAGTGGTACACATCCGGACCCCGTCAACGGCTTCAACCCGGGGGATCTATTGTTGTCGTGATGTGTATGACTGGGGACACTTCAGTCCTCATGGCTGACGGCTCCAGCACACAGTTAAAAGACATCCGCGCGGGGGATATCGTTGCTACCTTTGATAAAGGGCGATTGGGCGCAAGAAAGATTAACAACTGGCGGTCAAGTGGTGTTGATTCCATATACAAGATACAAACACAATCTGGTAAAATTCTTCGTGCAAACGAGAGGCATCCGTTTCTTGTTATGAATGAAGGAGTACTGGAATGGACAAGATTGAACCAGCTGCGCGAGAAGGATTTACTTGTATCACTGAAGGATGCAGTAGGCCGTCAAAATCTCAAGTCATGGGGGGAACCTGCTCAGCCTGCCAAGCAAAAGCAAGCTACCACCGAAAAAACCCCAGTGCCCCTTACCGAGAAATTGGCGCTCATGGAAAGTGGATTGGAAAACAGTGCGAATGCGGACAGCCAGTTCATTGCAAAGGATTGTGTGCAGCTTGCTATCGAAAAGGCTACACCCCACCCCCAACAACCGCTGATCAGCGCAGAGCACGTCGCATCAAACACCGGTATGGAATCACGGCATCAGACTATGAGTGCATGGTTGAAGAGCGCCAGAACAGGTGCGATGTCTGCGGTGAGCCGCCTTCTAAGGAAAACACAAGGGCGCATTGGAACGGAAAGCTCTGCATCGACCACGACCATGACACAGGAAAAGTCAGGGGGCTGCTTTGCAACGACTGCAACCTTACAGTTGGCTACGGAAAGAAGCCAAGCATTCTTGAAAAAGCTGCATCGTATCTCCGACTTCGCGGTGGATCCGATAGTTAGCATTACCCCGGACGGCCAGGAGGAGGTTTTTGATGTAGAGGTTGACGAAACCGAGAATTTCATTGCCAACGGCATAGTTAGCCACAACACCCGCTGGGCTAAGCGTGACCTGACGGGCCGGATCATCAAGTCAGCGTCTGAGAAGGACGGGAACGACGAGTGGGAGGTAATCGACTTCCCCGCCATCCTGCCCAGCAATAAACCCCTTTGGCCTGAATTCTGGAAGCTGGAAGAGCTGGAGGCGCTGCGCTCAGAACTACCTGTGGCCAAGTGGAACGCCCAGTACCAGCAGAGTCCCACCTCAGAAGAGGGCGCCATCATCAAGCGTGAGTGGTGGAAGGAGTGGACAAAGGAAGATCCACCCCGGTGCGAGTTCATCATCCAAAGCTGGGACACCGCGTTCACCAAGTCTGAGCGTGCCGACTACTCGGCCTGCACTACCTGGGGCGTGTTCTATATGAACGAGAACGCGGAAGACTCCCACATCATCCTACTGGATTCGTTTAAGAGGCGCATGGAGTTTCCGGAGCTGAAGGAGAAGGCTTTCAACCACTACAAGGAGTGGGAGCCAGACGCGTTTGTGGTCGAGGCCAAGGCATCCGGCCTGCCGTTGATATTTGAATTGCGGGCGATGGGCATACCCGTGCAGGAATTTACTCCCAGCAGGGGGAATGATAAGATGGTGAGGATTAACTCTGTGTCTGATCTATTTGCCAGCGGTAAGGTTTGGGCTCCATCTACGCGGTGGGCCGACGAGTTGATAGAGGAGATGGCTGCTTTTCCAAACTCCGACCACGACGACTTGGTTGACTCGGCCACCCAGGCGCTAATCAGGTTCAGGAAAGGTGGATTTATCCGGCTGCAGACAGATGAGCAAGATGAAATCCGTGCGTTTCGGCGCAAAGCATCTTATTACTAAGGACAAATATGTCAATTGAAAAGTCACTCTCCTCGGCTCCGCAAGGATTGGAGTCTCTTGCACCGATGGATGACGAAGGAATTGAGATCGAGATCGTAGATCCGGAAGAAGTCACCATTGACCTTGGTGGTATTGAGATCAAAATCGGTAGCGTTGAGGATGATTTTGACGCCAACCTAGCCGAAGAGCTGGATGATTCCGTTATCAGCTCACTGGTCAGCGACCTAATTTCCGATTTTGATGACGACGTCAACTCTCGCAAGGACTGGATGCAGACCTATGTGGATGGTCTAGAGCTTTTGGGCATGCGAATTGAAGAGCGCGCTGAGCCATGGATCGGAGCTTGCGGCGTTTACCACCCACTCCTGTCCGAGGCTGTGGTGAAGTTCCAGGCCGAGGTGATGATGAGCACCTTCCCGGCTGCTGGCCCCGTCAAAACCCAGATCATCGGCAAAGAAACCACCGAAAAGAAGCAGGCCGCTACCCGGGTGGCTGCCGATATGAACTACCGGCTCACAGACGAGATGACCGAGTTCCGCCCCGAGCACGAACGCATGCTTTGGGGCTTGGGATTGGCTGGCAATGCCTTCAAAAAGGTGTACTTTGACCCCAACCTTGACCGGCAAACGTCCATTTTTGTCCCGGCTGAGGACCTGGTTGTGCCCTACGGCGCCTCGGATCTGCAAACGGCTGACCGCATTACCCACGTCATGCGCAAAACGGAGAACGAGATCCGCAAACTGCAGGTTGCTGGCTTCTACTGCGACATTGACCTGGGCGAGCCCAACAACAACCTCGACGACGTAGAGAAAAAGATCGCCGAGAAGATGGGATTCCGCGCAACTACGGACGACCGCTACAAAATTCTTGAGATCAACGTCAACTTGGACCTGGAAGGGTTTGAAGACAAGGACAAAGATGGAAACCCCACTGGAATTGCTCTGCCGTACGTTGTTACAGTTGAAAAAGGCAGCCAAAAGTGCCTTGCAATCCGCCGAAATTGGGAAAAGGACGACAAGCTTAAAAGCAAGCGCCAGCACTTTGTCCACTACGGCTATGTACCCGGCTTTGGCTTCTACTGTTTCGGTCTTATCCACCTTGTAGGCGCGTTTGCCAAGTCCGGAACCTCCATCATTCGCCAGCTGGTGGACGCTGGAACCCTGGCCAACCTTCCCGGCGGCTTTAAGACCCGTGGCCTGCGCGTAAAAGGCGACGACACTCCAATCGGCCCAGCAGAATGGCGCGACGTTGACGTTCCAAGCGGAACCATCTCCGACAACATCATGGCTCTCCCGTACAAGGAGCCTAGCCAAGTGCTGGCAATGCTGCTGGACAAGATCGTAGAGGAGGGGCGCAAGTTTGCTTCTGCTGCCGACATCCAGGTGGCCGACATGTCCGCCAATTCGCCGGTGGGCACCACCCTGGCTATTCTTGAGCGCACGCTAAAGGTGATGACTGCCGTCCAGGCCCGCATCCACTACTCGTTCAAGCAAGAGCTGCGACTACTGCGCAACATCATCCGCGACTACACGCCGCCTGAGTACAACTACGAGCCAGATGAGGGCTCCCCAAAGGCAAAGCAGTCCGACTACGATTTGGTATCCGTCATTCCGGTTTCGGACCCCAATGCGGCCACGATGGCGCAGAAGATCGTCCAGTACCAAGCGGTCATCCAACTGGCTCAGCAGGCGCCACAGATCTATGACCTACCCCAACTGCACCGCCAGATGCTGGATGTACTGGGCATCAAGAACCCAGAGAAGCTCATCCCGCTGAATGACGAAGACACGCCGTTTGACCCGGTCAGTGAGAACATGAACTCGCTCAACGGCAAGCCAATCAAGGCGTTCATCAACCAGGATCACAACGCCCACATAGCGGTCCACCAGATGTTCATGCAGGATCCGCTAATCATGCAGACCATTGGCCAGAACCCCAAGGCCAACCTAATCATGGCGGCATTGCAGGCTCACATTGCGGAGCACCTTGCCTTCCATTACCGCAACTTGATTGAGAAGCAAATGGGCGTGCCCCTGCCACCTCCAAACGAGCCGCTGCCAGAAGATATTGAAGTCCAGCTATCCCAGCTCATGGCTCAAGCCGGTGGACAGGTCAACCAGCAAAACCAAGCTGAGGCTCAGCAGAAGAAGAACCAGGAGATGGCGCAAGACCCATTGGTTCAGCTTCAGCAACAGGAGCTGCAACTCAAGCAGGCCGACCAGCAACGCAAGCAGCAAAAGGATCAGGCTGACGCCCAGTTCGACGCCAGCAAGATGCAACTGGAGGGCGCAAAGATCCAGGCCAAGAAGGAAATGGAAATGGCCCGAGTCCGGTCGGATATGGCCAAAACGCAGATGCAAATACAAGCAGATGCAGAACGTGAGCGCCAACGCATATTGGCCAACATGTACAAAGGTGGATGATGATTGACAAATATTTAGAACATCTCTCTTCCCAGATAGATGACAAGGTATCCCAACTCCAAATAAACCTTGCAGATGGCAATGCAATGGATTACTCGGAGTACAAGAAGATGTGCGGAGAGGTTAAAGGTCTGCTCACTGCACGTTTATTTATTACAGACCTACAGGAAAGATTGAAGCACGATGACACCGAGTAACCTCGATTTAGTAAATGCCGTGGACTTGTCTCAAATTTTGAACAAGAACTCGGAACAAAAAGCCCGTCAACTCCCAAAGCCAAGTGGCTATCGCATTCTGTGCGCTATCCCCGAGGCAGAGAAGGAAATTGAAGGCAGCGAGATTGGCTTACTCAAAGCAGCGGAAACCATGCGTAATGAAGAGACACTCACCACGGTGCTTTTTGTTATTGACCTGGGGCCGGATTGCTACAAAGACGAAAGCAAATTTCCCACCGGACCGTGGTGCAAGCAAGGCGACTTTGTCTTAGTCCGCCCCCATGCTGGCACTCGGCTCTTAATCCATGACCGCGAATTCCGCATCATCAACGACGATTCTGTCGAGGCTGTTGTAGAAGACCCGCGCGGCATCAAACGCAAATAAGGAGCGTACATGAAATACGATGAATTTAAATTCCCAGACGAGTCCTCGGACGAGAAACTTGACGATGAGATTATTGTTGAGGTTGAAGACGATACTCCTCCGGAAGACAAGAACAAAGCTCCCTTGCCCGACAAAATCAAGGAAGATCTTTACAACGATGAGCTGGAGGATTACTCCACCAAAGTGAAGAAGAAACTTCTGCAGATGAAGAAGTTGGCGCATGACGAGCGTCGAGAAAAAGAAGCCGCCCAGCGCGAGCAAAACCAGGCGGTTGAGTTTGCCCGCCGCCTCATGGATGAGAACAAAAAGCTCAAATCCAATTTATCCAACAGCGAGAGCAACGTCATTGCAAGCGTTACACGAGCCGTTGAGATGGAGATGGAGGCTGCCAAAAAACAATACCGCGAGGCATATGATTCTGGCGATACCGACAAGGTAATGGAAGCCCAGGAAAAACTCACTGCCGCGACTTTGAAGGCCGACAAGATCCGTAACTTCCGACCTGCTCCTTTGCAGGAAGAAGAAACTGTGATACAACCGCCCCAGCCAGCGGCCAAACCAGCTATCGACCAAAAGGCGGTGGCTTGGCAGCAAGAGAATGCATGGTTTGGCGAAGATGAAGAAATGACCAGCTTGGCGATGGGGCTCCATGAAAAGCTCCGGCGCGAAGGAGTTAAAGTATCATCACAAGAGTATTACAGTCGAATAGACAAAACAATCCGACAGCGGTTCCCGGAGAAATTTGGAGAAGCAGAGGAACAGGAAGAGCGGCCCAGCCGCAAAAGCTCGGTGGTTGCACCAGCTACACGGAGCACATCCGCAAAACGAGTTAAGTTGACCACCGGTGAACTAAACTTGGCAAAGAAATTCAAACTTACACCGGAGCAATTTGCTGCGGAAAAAATCAAATTAGGAGCCTAATATGGTGACCGAAAACAGAAAACCGCGCGAGCTAGAGGAACGATTGATGGTTGAGCGTCCAAAACAATGGATGCCTGCAGAACTTCTGCCAGAACCTGATAAACAACCTGGCTACGAGTACAGATGGGTTCGGGTATCTACCTTGAATGCAGCAGACCCCCGCAATGTTTCCGGAAAATTACGGGAAGGTTGGGAGCCTGTTGGAATTGAGGAGCAACCGAAGTTTCAGCTAATGGTCGATCCATCGAGTCGATACAAAGACAACATTGAGATCGGCGGACTATTGCTCTGCAAGACGCCAAGCGAATTTGTGAAACAACGCGACGAATATTTTTCCAAGCAAGCACAAGCTCAAATGGACGCTGTGGACAATACCATGATGCGTCAAAGCGACCCAAGGATGCCGATGTTTAAAGAGCGGAAATCCTCGACCAGCTTTGGCAAAGGTGTTTAATTTTTTTGGAGTTTAATTATGGCTTATCCCACAGTAAGCGCTCCGTACGGCCTCAAGCCTATCAATCGTATTGATGGCATGCCTTACGCCGGAGCAATTCGCCAGATCCCTATGGCTTCTGGCTACACCGCCACGTTCTTTGGTGACACCGTCCTCATTGTTGATGGCTATGTAAACAAAGACACTGGCACCACTGCCGCTACCCCCTGCGGCGTGTTTGTTGGTTGCTCGTATACCAACGCTGCTGGCCAACCAGTTCAGTCGCAATATGCGCCTGCTGGCCAAACCAACATGGTTGCATACGTTGTTGATGATCCAATGGCCGCCTTCCAGGTGGCAGTCGTGTCGGGCACTACCGTCATTGCAAGCGTAAGCCGCAGTGTGGTTGGCTCCAACATGTCGTTGGTTCAAAACTCAGGTAACACCACTACGGGCGATTCGGCTGTAGCAGTGTTGTCTACCAGCACAAACACAACCGCCACATTGCCAATCCGAGTGATTGACGTTGTTCCCGCAACAGCTACCGGTGCCGACGCGTATGTCGAGCTGATCGTCAAGATCAACACCCACCAGTACAACAGCACCACTGGTGTTTAAGGAGTAAATCATGGCCATTTCACGCGCACAACTGCTCAAGGAATTGCTCCCCGGACTGAACGCTTTGTTTGGTTTGGAGTATGCGACCTATCAAGAAGAGCACAAAGAGATCTACGAAACCGAGACCTCAGAGCGTTCTTTTGAAGAAGAGACCAAGCTTTCCGGCTTCTCTGCTGCACCAGTCAAGAACGAGGGCTCTGCCATCGCTTATGACAATGCACAAGAGGCATGGACCGCTCGCTACAACCACGAAACCATCGCCCTGGGCTTCTCCCTGACGGAAGAGGCAATCGAAGACAACCTGTATGACAGCTTGTCCGCTCGTTACACCAAGGCCCTGGCTCGCGGTATGGCGTACACCAAACAGGTGAAAGCTGCTTCGACCATCAACAATGGTTTCACCAATTCCTCCGCTTATTACGGTGGCGATGGCGTGCCTTTGTTCTCTACGGCTCACCCGCTGATTTCCGGTGGCACCAACAGCAATCGTCCTACAACTGGCGCTGACTTGAACGAGACTTCCCTGGAAGCCGCCGTCATTCAAATTGCCGGTTGGACCGATGAGCGCGGTTTGCTGATCGCAGCCAAGCCAAAGAAGCTGATCGTTCCCCCGTCTTTGCAATTCGTTGCCACTCGTTTGTTGGAGACCAGCCTGCGTGTTGGCACTACCGACAACGACATCAACGCGATCAAGAACAATGGTTCGATCCCCGAAGGCTACGTCGTCAATCACTACCTCACCGACACAAACGGCTGGTACCTGACGACCGACGTGCCCAACGGTATGAAGCACTTCATCCGCGCACCTTTGTCCAACAGCATGGATGGCGACTTTGATACTGGTAACGTCCGTTACAAGTCTCGCGAGCGTTATTCGTTCGGTTGGTCTGATCCATTGGGAATGTTTGGTTCTCCTGGTTCGGCATAAGCTTTAGAGCTTTGAGAAAGGCACCTTCGGGTGCCTTTTTTTATGTTCCCGAAACACACTTCGGGAACATGTGTTGTATGCTGCTCCTGTTGGTGGTGCGTCGGTTTAGCTCCGGCGTTTGCTGACTTTAATGGACACTGCTTTATGTGAGCCACCAACGCCTGCTATACTCCGTCCATCATGAAATCCAAAGACCTCCCCCCACCGACTATCTCTGTGCGTAGCGCAGTGGTAGCGCGCGTGTCTTGGGCACACGAGGTCGTAGGTTCGATCCCTACCGCACAGACCAATTCTCGATATTGATCCCCTCGCACAAGGGGGCAGTATTTTGCTAAGGACGCAAAGCGGTCTGTAAAACCGAGGCCTATGTGCTGGACAGGTTCGATACCTGTATGCCCCACCAACACCTTATTGCACGCGCCAAACTACTGTGCTATATTGAGGCCATCTGGGACTTCCAGTGCGCCAAACTGCCCCAGCAGACGACATACCGATTGACGCACTTAGCTTGTATGTAAGGAACACATCATGGGATTCGCAACTCACCTCGGCCCTTGGCTGCTCGGCACTGTTAAAAACACCACCGGCGCAACTGCTGCCACTACTCGCAACACTGGCTGCACCGTCGTGTCGCAAAGCAAAGACGTAGTGTTCGGCACACTGACAGGCACGGCCTTCGCAATTCCGGCAGGCGCCCAAGTAACCAGCATCGCCATCGTCACCACCACCGTCTTCAGCGCAGCCACCACGGCCAAACTGAGCATCGGTGCAGTGGACTTCACCACGACCGGCACGATTACTGACGTGGGCGGCATCTCGCTGACCGCAAACGCTACGACTCCAGCGCTGTGGCTGAACGTCGGCGCTACCGACGTGCTGGTGACCTACACCTTGGCTGGAGCAGGCCTGACTACTGGCGCGGCCACGGTCATCATCAGCTACGCAGTGCGCGACGCCAGCGGCAACCAAGCACAACCGGCTAACCAGCAGTAATTGATCTCAGGGGCTTCGGCCCCGCATTTCTAGGAGATGGGTTATGGCAACGTCAGTTGTTTCTTCGGTCACACGTACGGGTCGCAATGAGCCTTTTGACCTGCAAGTAGGTCGTGGGCAGATTACCGGGCACCAGTCGGTATTTTTGTTTGGCTACAGTGCCAGCATTACCAATGCGGCGTTTATTCCCGCGTGGGAAAATACTGCGGCCTACACGTATCCAGCATCCGCTGTGGCAATGAGCATCGTCAGCACGTCAGCGTCTGATACAACGGTCCAAATCATCATTTATGGCCTTGACATCAACTACGTTCCCGTCAATGAAACCGTTACGTTGACTGGCACAACCCCTGTTGTCACGACTACCCTGTTCTTCCGGGTAAACCAGCTTGATGTCCTGCCGGACAGCGCTAACCCCGTTGGGGTCATTACCGCCAAAAATGGTGGCGTGACGTACGGCCAGATCGCGGTTGATACCGGTCAGAGCAACATGTCGGTGTACACCGTACCTGCGGGATACACCCTGTACGGAACCCACGTCGGTGCTTGGTCTTCGACATCGGTAACTTCCGGTGTATACGCTACGTTTCGGGCGCAAACTCTGTCCCCTGCTGGTACAAAATACATAGTTTCACAGGCCCCGTTCCTGAACACCTTTGAGTTTGCCGCGCAATACCCGCTTAAGTTTGTTGAAAAAACTGATGTGCAATTTCAGTTCAAGTCCAGCGGTGCTGGGTTAGGCATCGGAACAATTTTTGAAGGCGTCCTCATCAGCAACAATGGGCAGGCGTAATGGCCACGAAGAAGACACCAGCATGGACGCGCAAGGAAGGCAAGAACCCCGAGGGCGGCTTGAACGCCAAGGGACGAGCCTCTGCCAAAAAACAAGGCATGAACTTGAAGCCTCCCCAGCCGGAAGGCGGCAGCAGGCGCGACTCTTTTTGCGCCCGGATGACGGGTATGAAAAAGAAGAACACCTCCGAGAAAACCGCCAAAGACCCGAATTCGCGTATCAACAAAAGCCTTAAGGCTTGGAACTGCTGATATGACCGAGCACCATGACACCGTAAAGCACATTCTTGACTGGGTGTCTATAGCTACAGCCCTAGGAGCTTTTGTGGAACTACTGCCTGCGCTGGCCGCAGGGCTTAGCGTGGTGTGGACGTTGATGCGAATTGCAGAGATGGTTACGGGCAAGCCCTTCGTGGAGATCATTCGCTGGAAGAAACCCGATGCCGTCGACGAGTAAAAAGCAACACAATTTCATGGCGGCTGTGGCCAATAGCCCTGCTTTTGCCAAGAAAGTAGGAGTCCCACGGTCCGTGGGGCAGGACTTTAACGAGGCCGATAAAGGCCGTAAATTCTCTAAAGGTGGCGATATGAAAAAGATGAATATGGGCGGTTACGCAGATGGCGGCATGTCTATGGTCAACAAGGGCGGCAAAATGGTTCCTAGCTTTGCTGCTGACGGCAAAGGTAAGATGGCAAAAGGCGGCATGGCCAAAAAGATGGCGGGCGGCGGTTTGGCTGCTGGCCACAAGAGTGCTGATGGCATTGCTACTAAAGGCAAGACCAAGGGCAAGAACATTGCAATGAAAAAAGGCGGGATGTGCTAATGGCCAACGTCAAATACCCCAAGGACATGCCGGTCGATGAGCCGGTTAAACCAAAGCCAAAAGCCAAGACCAAGCCTCCGGTATACCCGGATAGCGTCCCGGTTGATGAGCCTGTGAAAATGGCTAAGGGCGGCTCCGCATCCAGTCGCGCAGATGGCATTGCTCAGCGCGGCAAAACCCGTGGAAAGATGTGTTGATATGAGAGCTAGTCGCGGTATGGGGGACATCTCCCCCTCCAAGATGCCAAAGGGTGTTAAGAAAGCCCGTCGCGATGACACTGACTTCACCCAGTACGCTGAAGGTGGGGCGGTGGGCTTATATGCCAACATTAACGCAAAGAAAAAGCGGATTGCCGCTGGCTCTGGCGAAAAAATGCGCAAGGTTGGAAGCAAGGGTGCGCCAACCAGCCAAGCGTTTATCAACTCTGCAAAGACGGCTAAGAAATGACAACATCAGGCTCCACGGCTTTTAATCTTGAGTTCTCCGAACTTGCTGAGGAAGCCTGGGAGCGCGCTGGGCGTGAGATGAGGTCTGGCTACGACTTGCGCACCGCGCGCAGATCCATGAACCTGATGACCATAGAGTGGGCAAATCGCGGCCTCAACATGTGGACAATTGAGACTGGCACCATTGCCCTTACCCAAGGACTCAACACGTACGCACTGCCCCTGGATACGATTGATTTGCTCGACCACGTCATCCGGACCCAGCCTAACGTATCGTCCACCCAGGCCGACCTGAGTATCACTCGGATCAGCGTTTCAACGTACGCAACAATTCCCAATAAGCTCATCCAAGGTCGCCCCATCCAAGTTTGGATACAGCGCCTGTCCGGGCAGACAAATCCAACCACCGCAACCCTGGGTGCATCAATCTCTGCTACTGACACAACTGTAACATTGTTCCAGTTGGATGGGCTTGCTGGATCTGGATTTGTGCGAATTGGGTCCGAGGATATTTACTACACCTACATATCAGGGAATACCCTTGGTGGTGTTTTCCGTGGGCAGAACAACACGACGGCAACGTCTCATACCGTAGGAGATGCGGTTAGCGTTCCGCAGTTGCCCGCCATTACCGTCTGGCCAACCCCAGATGGATCTCAGCCATACCAGTTTGTCTACTACCGGCTGCGTCGCGTCCAGGATGCTGGCGATGGAAGTAACACCTCCGACATGAACTTCAGGTTCTTGCCCGCAGTTACGGCTGGCCTTGCCTACTACATTGCAATGAAGGTGCCGGAGTTCCAGGGTCGCCTGGATATGCTTAAAGCGGTGTACGAAGAGCAGTACAAGCTGGCTGCTGGTGAAGATCACGAAAAAGCTACGCTGCGTCTTGCGCCAAGGATTTCTTACATAGGTGGTGGTGGATAATGACGTCACCATACGCATCAGGCAAATACTCGATTGCCGAGTGTGATAGGTGCGGCCAACGGTACAAGCTCAAGCAGTTGAAAATTGAGGTCATAAAGACTAAACTTTACCAACTGAAAGTTTGCGAAGAGTGCTGGGATCCAGATCAGCCACAGCTGCAGTTAGGCATGTATCCAGTCAACGATCCCCAGGCGGTTTACCAGCCCAGGCCGGACACGACTTACGTTACGGCTGGACTTAACAACCAAGGGTTCACAACCGGTGGATCCAGGGATGTTCAGTGGGGCTGGGCACCAATTGGTGGCGCTAGTTTTTTTGATGCAGTTTTAACACCCAACTACTTGGTGGCAACAACAAGCGTTGGAACGGTAACAGTAACGGTTTCATAGGAGTAAATCATGGCCAAGAGCGACAACAAAGAAGACATGAAGATGGACAAGTCCCAGGACAAGGCCATGATTAAAAAGGCGTTCAAGCAACACGACGCACAAGAACACAAGGGCGGCAAGGGCACAACCTTGAAGCTCAAAAAAGGTGGTCCTACCACCGAAGACCGAATGAAGTTTGGTCGTGGCATGTCTCGTGTTAAAAATCAAGGGAGCAAATAATGGCAACCCAAAGCATGAAACGAATGGGTAAAGAAGTTGGCCCAGCCAGCCTTTACGCCAAGCCGCACACCATGTCCGGAAAGAACGTGACTGTTGCCGCCAACCCCGGCAAAGGACCCAACCTTAGCAAGGCAGAAAACATTGACATGGCCGTGGGCGCTATCAGTAAGTCTGCTGGCAACGAACCCACCAAGACTTCCGGAATCAAGATTCGCGGCACTGGCGCGGCCACTAAAGGCGTGATGGCCAGGGGTCCAATGGCATGAACTACAGTGCGCTAGTCACTGCGGTCTCCGACTATACGGAGAATACGTTTCCGACATCTGCGATGAACACATTCATTTCGCAGGCAGAGCAGCGCATCTATAACTCAATCCAGTTCCCATCACTTCGCAAGAACGTGACTGGAACCATAGGGTCGAGTAACAAATACCTGTCATGCCCCGAGGACTTCTTGGCAACGTACTCCTTGGCGGTGTACCCCGCAGGGGGCGGGGATTACACCTTTTTGCTCAACAAAGACGTTAACTTCATCCGGGAAGCATACCCTAGCGCTACGAGCACAGGGAAGCCAAAGTACTACGCGTTGTTTGGACCAACAACTTCGGGCGCACCGCCGGTACCAACAACAGAGCTGTCGTTCATTGTTGGCCCTACGCCGGATACTAACTACGGCGCGGAGCTTCACTACTTCTACTACCCAGAGTCAATCACCACCGCACTGACCACTTGGCTTGGTGACAATTTTGACTCGGTGCTTTTGTACGGCTCTCTTGTTGAGGCCTACACATACATGAAGGGTGAGCAAGACATGGTTGCCTTGTACAACCAAAAGTACATGGAAGCACTTGCTCTTGCTAAACGCCTGGGTGACGGAATGGAGCGCCAGGATGCCTATCGCAGCGGCCAACTGAGGGTTGCAGTCAAATGAGCATTGTTCAAACCCAGTGCACCAGCTTCAAGAAGGAGCTGTATCAGGGCATCCACGATTTGTCTACGGACACGATCAAGATGGCTTTGTACACGGCTAACGCTAACCTCGGCGCGGCCACTACGGTATACGGGACTTCTAGCGAAGTTGTAGCGTCTGGGTATACAGCCGGTGGCAACACGCTTACTGGGGTAGCCATCAGCTCCTCGGACTACACCGCCTACGTTAACTGGGCCAACACAAGTTGGACTGCAGCTTTGACTGCACGCTGTGCACTGATCTATAACGCCAGCAAGGCTAACCGAGCAATCGCGGTCATTGACTTCGGCACTGACAAGACCTCGACCACTACGTTCCTGGTTACAATGCCTGCCAACACCTCAACCACCGCACTTATCAGGAGTTCAAATTGATTGTTACGACCACCAAAGGTGACATGGACGACTCGCTGCTTGTGAAGCAAGAGGGTTCTGTTGACAATGAAGACGAGTTCACAACTTGGACTGAGTACTGGTTGGACGGCGAGCTTGTCCACCGCTCGGCACATGTTACGTTGAAAAAATCCCCCTCGCTGTTTGCTGAAGCAGCACAAATTTAGGAGCCCCTCATGGCAAACACGCAAGCGATGACCACCTCATTTATGAGGCAGCTTTTGACCGGGACGCACAACTTTGGTGTTGCTCCTATCCGCGCAGCAACCACTGCGGACACTTTCAAAGCAGCTCTGTACTACGCCTCGGCAACTATTGACGCAGCTACTACGGCATATAGCACCACTGGTGAAGTGGTCGGTACTGGCTATACGGCAGGTGGGAATACCATTACCAATGCCACCGTACCAGCATCTACTAATTCCTCAGCAACTGCAGGTGTAGCTTACTGGACGCCTTCTGCCAGTATTGTGTACTCGACCATTACGATTGCTACTGCATTTGACGCTGTGTTGGTCTACAACTCCACGCAGAGCAACGTAGCGGTAAGTGTCCATACCTTTGGGTCGCAGACAATCACTGCCGGTACGTTTACCCTGACGATGCCTTCCAATACTACAAGTTCGGCACTGCTTCGCCTCGCCACGACTTAAACGTGGACAGCCTCTAGGCTGTATAAATCATGGCTGCTAATTGGGGTGAAAACACTTGGGGTAGTAGCGGTTGGGGTGGGTACACCTTACTAAACAGCAACGCGGCTGCAGGTGCAGTCGGGTCGCTTACCGCCTCCATATCGGTAGATATAGGCATCAGTCGTTTTCTGCTTGAGGACGGCTCGGGATACCTGCTTCTGGAGGACGGAAGCTACCTCATGGAAGAGGCCGGAACCGGCCCAATCCCTAGTATCAACGGCGCAGTTGGTAGCGTAGCGCAATCCCAAACAAGAGCGCTCACGAGCGTATCCGAGACCAGCGCTGTTGGCAGCACTACTCCAAGCACCACAGTTGCAGGTACGGGTGTATCCGCTACCGGAAACGCAGGAACCAACCCGGCAGATACATCGGAACTTTTAGTAGGTGTAGCTGCTTCTGGCGGTATAGGCACCTTAACCCCGTCAATCACAGTATCTATAGTTCCCAGCTGGGGTGCCGGTGCTTGGGGCGCAGGTGTCTGGGGGTCTACCAGCCCTGCGATTGCAGGTGCAGTTGGGGCAAACGGAGTTGCAGTACAAGTAGATGGCACAGGCGTCTTTGCCACCGGGAACACAAGCTCCGTATCTCCTGACAAAACCGCAGCATTAAGCGGGGTAGGGTCTTCTGGAAGCACGGGGACTGTAGCTCCTGCTACAGAGGTTTCAATCAATGCGGGATGGGGTATCGGCGCTTGGGGCGCAGGTGTCTGGGGGTCAAGCGGCCCATCCATCACAGGTGCAGTTGGGTCAAACGGGGTTGCGGTACAAGTAGCCAGCACAGGCACTGCTGCGGATGGACAGACCGGCACCATCATCTACAACCGCATTGAGTTCATTACGGGAGTGCAAGAGCTTGGCGCGGTAGGTGGACTGACACCAAGCACCACGGTGACTATCGGTATCAGCCGCTTCCTTTTGGAAGACGACTCAGGCTTTTTGCTACTAGAAGACGGCAGTTACCTCATGGAAGAAGCCGGTACCGGCCCGATTCCAAGCATTAACGGTTCCGTTGGCAGCGTAGTCCAAAGCTATTCCTTTGGCCTGACAGGGGTTGAAGCGGCAGCAAACGTAGGTAGCGTAGTACCCTCAACGACGGTTTCTATAGTTCCCGGTAGCTGGGGATTAGGTGCGTGGAGTGCAAATGTTTGGGGCGGCGTTCAAGCAGCAATTACGGGTTCCGTTGGCAGTGTTGTTTACTCTCCAACGCTGACAGGCGTACAGACGGCAGGCTCCGTGGGGCAGATGACCCCAAGCATAACGGTGGACATCGGTATCAGCCGCTTTGTTCTGGAGAACACAGGCTGGGGCACAAATGCGTGGGGCAGTGATATATGGGGCAGTTCTGTTGGGTACCTGCTGCTTGAAGACGGCAGTTACCTCATGGAAGAAGCGGGTACAGGCCCAATTCCTAGCATCAACGGTGCCGTAGGGGGTGTAAACCACACCAAAGCGATCACGCTCACGTCGGACTTGGCAATAGGCGCAGTTAATGAGATGATTGCGGAGTCCCCCGCACTGCGCGGAGTTCACGCTGATGGTTTTGCAGGCACCCCGGTTTCCAACGTAACGGTTGCCATTACGGGTGTAGCTGCTCAGGGCGCTGCAGGTTATCTGGCTGCGGTACAAGCGGCACTGCTATCCGGCGTAGTTGCTACAGGACGCGTCGGCGTTATTGGCGTAGTTAAGTCCTACTGGGACATCATTGATGACGCACAAGATGCAGGCTGGGCGGAAATACCCAACGACCAAACTGCTGGCTGGACAACTATCGCCGACACACAAACCGCCGGTTGGGTCGTAATACCCAACGCACAGACCCCCGCTTGGGGGACAGTGCCAGACGCACAAGACGCGGGGTGGGAGCTAATACCTACCGCGTTTGACGAGAACTAGGATAAACTAGGAAGAGCGCTGTGCGCGAGTGCAGCTCAACGGAATTAACACATTGAGGTAACACATGACGATCACACCTACCGCGCTACTAAGCCTGCCCATCATCACTACCGGCACCGAGTCCGGCACTTGGGGCGATGTTGTTGACAACGGCTTGACATCCTACTTGGACATCGCCATTGCTGGTGGCCTAGCCATCACCATGACTAATGCAAACCGCACTCTTACAAACACCGCAGGCACAAGCTCCGCAACAAACATTGGCTCAACCACTGCACAGTACGCCATCCTAAACATCAGCGGCGCGATGGTGGCCGATCTCGCCCTAATTATCCCCATCTCAAGCCGTACATACGTCATCAATAATGCTTGTACGGGAGGCTACCGATTAACCGTCAGGGGCATTTCAACTCTGGGCGTGTCACTTAGGAATGGTGAGTCAGCATATGTAGCTTGGAATGGCTCTGACTACGTAAAGGTTGGCCCCGGCGCTACCATCACAGGAGATAATACTGCTGTTGGCAAAGACGCGTTGATGAAAAACGACCCAGCTACTGGTCTCAATAACACTGCTTTTGGTGCCTCAGCATTAGCCCAGTCAGCGGACTCATACAATACCGCTATCGGCGCGTTTGCGATGTATGCCAGCACTACGGGTAACTTTAATACCGCTATTGGGCACAGGGCGCTTTATGTTACATCAGGCACGCGTAACGTGGCTATAGGGCCGTTTTCAATGGATGGGGCTACTACTGCGGGGGACTGTGTTGCCGTTGGGAGAAATACGCTTCGGGGGGTGCTATCTAATGGCGCCAATACCGCCATCGGAACTAACGCACTTACACTTACATCAGGGCAATACAATACCGCGCTTGGATACTATGCGGGAGAGAATATCTCTACCGGATCTGGCAATATAGCTTTTAGCGGATACACATCGTCCGGCTCCAATGCCCCAGCATTCAACATTACCACGCAGAGCAACTACATCTCTATGGGGTCTACAGCAGTAACCAATGCGTACGTGCAGGTTGCTTGGACTGTAGTGTCGGATGCTCGGGACAAAACCGATTTTGCAGATGTACCTCATGGCTTGGATTTTGTGTCCAAGTTGCAGCCAACCGCCTACCGCTTCAAGGAAAACCGCGATGCTACGGAAGGCCACGGCCCTGTACGTTACGGCTTCAAGGCTCAGGATGTATTAGCCCTAGAGGGTGATGCGCCCGTCATCATTGATGCTGACAATCCCGACAAACTCTACTTCAACGACCAGTCCATGATTGCTGTGCTGGTCAACGCTATCAAGGAACTGAAGGCTGAGTTCGACGCTTACAAAGCTGCTCACGCATAAACCAAGGACATAAGACATGGCCGATACCAAAATCTCAGCACTACCCAGTGCAAGCACGCCCCTGACGGGAACGGAAGTACTGCCAATCGTACAGGGGGCTGCGAACTTTAAAGTGGCGGTGTCAGACCTGACTGCGGGCCGAGCTGTGTCCGCCTTGTCTTTCGCAGGCCCATTGAACGGCACCGTAGGCGCTACAACCCCGGCAGCAGGCAGCTTCACCAACATCACAGGCTCTGCCAACGCCATCATCAGCGTAACCGACAACACCAATGCCGCTTTGCGTATCACACAGCTTGGCACAGGTAATGCGTTGTTGGTTGAAGATGAAACTAATCCCGATGCAAGCCCATTTGTTATTGATAATTCTGGGCGAACTATATTAGGTACTACCTCATCTATCTCTGTTTCTGGAACTGCCCCTCCTTTTCAATTACACACACCGGGTGCAGGAGCATCATATACACGTTGGAGTTCCAATGCTACTGGTTTTGCAACAACTATTGCAAAATCTCGTTCTGCAACTATTGGAACATATTCAATTGTTTCAAACGCAGATCAAATTGGAATTTTAAATTTTGTTGCTGATGATGGCACTGCATTTGTTCCTGCTGCGTCCATCATCGCAAATGTAGACGGCACCCCCGGCACAAATGACATGCCCGGTCGCTTAGTATTCAGCACCACCGCTGATGGTGCATCCTCGCCCGCTGAGCGTATGCGTATTGATAGCACTGGTGATATTGGTATTGGTACTACATCCCCTCTTGTTAAACTAGAAATAGCTGGTAATAACAATACTACTTGGATAGTAACAGCATCCATTTCCGGGGTAACGATGGATGTAACCGCAGTATCAAGCGGAACCATTGCTGTTGGTGATTTGGTATATGGTGCAAATATCCAGCCTTACACTAGGGTGACTGCCCTTGGAACAGGAACAGGCGGTGTTGGTACGTACACGGTTAGCGTGTATCAAACGGCTGCATCGTCAGCAACTACCTACGGTACTACTCAATACGGTGCTACTCTTATTCGTATAACGGATATAGATACAAACCAAGCAGTAGGCCAACCAAACGGCGCTTTACAGTTTTTTTCATCCGATGCGTCTACGCCAACTGCAGGTGTTAGCGCTTATGTTGCCGCGCTTGCTGAATCCGTAACACCAGATACAGCCCTTGTGTTTGGTACACGGGACAACGCTGGCGGTGGTATTGACGCTAACGAGCGTATGCGCCTCACTAGTGATGGCAACTTGGGCATTGGGACTACTTCGCCGGGTACTTATGGAATTGTTACTATTTCCTCGGCTAACCCAACAATCGCTCTTGTCCCTAACAGCCTGTTGGGCGCCACATCTACTTTGGATTTATGGGGAAGTGCTGGCGGCAGCTTGTGGAAAGCTGCGTCCATCAAAGGAACCAACTATGGTCAACTAACGCTAGAAACTCCAAGCGGAGTGGGCAGCAATAGTTATATGGTATTTTCTACTTCGGCAACAGAACGCATGCGCCTAGACAGCGCAGGAAACTTGGGCGTTGGGACGAGTTCGCCGGGTGCGAAGCTGGATGTTCATGCCAACGATGTGTTTGCTATTCGGTCACTTCGTAATACAGGAAACGGTGGTCTTTTTGTTTCAGATACAGCAGGTGGAATTCGTTTGGGTACGTCCAACGGCTCTACCGGCTTTGTCGGCGCTGCAATTGACATTCAAGCTCCTTCTACATGGACGGCAGGGTCATCGCAGCCGTCTGACATGCGGTTTTTTACCGTACCGTCTGGGTCAACCACGCTAACGGAGCGTATGCGCCTAGACAGCGCAGGCGAACTCACAACTACAAACGGCAAGTTCAACCTCATCACCGTAGGCCGTGGCGCTGGTGCTGTTGCTACAAACACTGCGGTGGGTGTTAGTGCTTTGTCTGCGAATACCACTGGTAATCGCAATACCGCTAACGGCTGGGCTCCTTTGTTTAGTAATACAACAGGCACTTCAAACACGGCGTTTGGTTATGGAACACTGTTTACCAATATAGCCGGAAACAGCAATACCGCCATCGGTGATTCTGCCTTAAATTTAAATACCGCCTCCAATAATACCGCCTTGGGCTATTTTGCTCTCCAAGCCAACACCACCGCCTCCAACAACACTGCTGTAGGGTATCAGGCGGGGTATGCCAATACGACTGGCGCTAATAACACTACTTTGGGCTATCAAGCTGGATACAGCAATAGCACATCGTCAAATAACGTAGCTGTAGGTAATCAGGCTGGATACCGCAATACCAGCCAGTACCAAACATTTGTGGGTCACCTAGCTGGCTACAACACAACCTCGGGTAACGGGGTAACCTTCATTGGTCACAATGCTGGCAATGCAAATGTAACTGGTTATTACTGCACCTTTACGGGTGCTTTTGCTGGTTATCAGTCAACTGGCAATGCCAACACCACGTTTGGAGCTTGGTCTTTGAGCGGCCTTAATACGGGCCAAGAAAATGTATCTGTGGGCTATTATGCCTTGCAGGGTAATACGTCAGGATCGTCTAATACGGCGCTTGGCGCTAATGCCCTCTACTCCAACACCACAGCCTCCAACAACACTGCTGTAGGTTATCAGGCGGGGTATAGCACTACGACTGGTACAAACAATGTGGCATTAGGCCACCAAGCTGGGTATACCAACTCCACCACCAGTAGTAATACTGCTATAGGCGTTTCTGCCTTGCAATCTAGCACTGGAGGGAATAACACTGCTGTTGGTTATCGGGCTGGCCTTAATGCTACAACAGCCACAAACAATCAGTTTTTCGGAACTAGCGCAGGCAGCGCAGTAAGCACCGGCTCCAGCAACGTCATCATCGGCGGCTACACAGGCTCCGCTGCGCCCATCTCTGCCACCGGCTCTAACTACATCGTGCTGTCTGACGGTGATGGCAATGTGCGGCAGTTCTTCAATGGGGCCAATGCTACGTTTAATGGAACAATTACTCCCCAGCAAGCAACCACCGCAGCAGCACCCGCCTATGTAAAAGGTGCTATGTATTTTGACACCACACTCAACAAACTCCGCATTGGCGGCGCAACAGGTTGGGAAACCGTAACTTCTGTTTAACTAAGGAACCACCATGACCACCTTCACCACCACCATCACCGCGATGTACACCCTGCCCCAAGTTGAGGGCGAGACAGACGTTGTAGTCACAGCAATGTGGCAAGAGACCGGCGTAGACGGCGACTACACAGCCAACATCGGTGGCAGCAGCCAGTTCACCCTGTCGCCTGACGCGCCCAACTTCACGCCCTACGCCCAACTGACGGAAGCTCAAGTCATCGGCTGGATTCCCGAGAGCCAGATCACTAGCGCACAGCAATGTGTGCAGGGCCAGATCGACAGCATGATTACGCCCCCGGTGAGCCCAACCTCGCAAGCACTACCTTGGTAACCGGGACGCTGCCACCCGCCATTGGCAGCACATTGAAAAGGAAAACGAAATGGAAAACAAAAAGCCCCAGATCGTAACTATTGACGGCGTTGAGCACGACGCAAACACCTTCACCGAGCAGCAGGTTCTCTTGCTGAACCACACCATCGACCTTGACCGGAAGATTGGCTCGACCACGTTCCAGCTACAGCAACTCCAAGTGGGCAAGGACTCGTTCCTGAAGCTGCTCAAAGACGCGCTGGCTGCTGACCCCGCCGTGGTTCAGGACGTTGAAGCCCTTGGCGGTACCGACTAATGATCGTGGAGACGATGGCCGTAATCGCAACTGCTAAGGCAACTATAGCGGGAGTGAGGCAAGCCATCGCCTTGGGTAAGGATGCCAGCGCCCTGATTCACGAGTTCTTTGACGCCAAGGATGCCGTGATGAAGGTGCGGGCGAACCCGCCCAAAAAGCCCTTCCAGTCAGCCAACTCAGAGGCCATGCAGATTATCCAGTTGGCCGAGGACATGCAGAAAGTTGAAGAGGAGATCAAAATCTCCTTCATGCGCCGGGGCAAGACCAACCTATGGATGGACTTCCTGCGTGAGCGCAACGCCATCGTGGCACGCAACAAAGCCGAGGAAATCGAGATGGACAACGCCAAGGCCAAGCGCAAAAAGGAGATCGAGGAGGTCATCGAGCTGGTGCTCCTCGCCGTGGCCGTTGCTGGCATCGTCACCCTAGTCGCTTGGGGCACAATGGAATACGTTGACTTCATGCGGAGATGATATGAATGAACTACTTGGACTACTTAAAGGACTTGCCCCTGCTGTTGCTACCGCTGTCGGTGGCCCTCTGGGTGGTCTTGCTATCTCTGCTATCGCTGACAAGTTTGGCGTTTCGGATTCTGTGGAAGCCGTGGCTAAGGCCATCGCTGGAGACCCCCAAGCGGCGCAAAAACTGGCTGAACTAGACCTGCGTCAGTTTGAGCTGGAGAACGCCGACCGCGACTCGGCCCGCCACATGCAGGAGACAGCCCTCAACCAAGAGGACAAGTTTGCCAAGCACTTCATCTACTGGTTCGCGTGGTTCTGGAGCGTGGGCTCGATGGCCTACTTCTTCGCCATCACCTTTGGGCAGGTGCCCGCCAGCGGCAAGGACTTCGGCAACATCATTCTCGGCTTCCTGCTGGGCACCGCCGTGGCCACCATCATCAGCTTCTTCTACGGTAGCTCCAAGTCCAGCAAGGACAAGACGGACACCATGACTAAGGAAATCCTGAAATGACCCCGCACTTCACGCTTGCAGAACTGACCCACACCGACCACCGGTCGCTGGACAACACGCCCAATGACCAAGAGAAAGCCAACCTCCAGCGCCTTGCTGAGTTTCTTGAAGACATCAAGACAGTACTTGGAGGTAAACCCATCATGGTCAACTCCGCCTTCCGATCTAAAGCTGTCAACGACGCCGTTGGTTCCAAAGACACCTCTCAGCACCGTATTGGGTGTGCTGCCGACATCCGCGTACCGGGCATGACCCCCGATGCAGTAGTCCGAGCCGTCATTGCCGCCAACCTGCCGTTTGACCAGATCATCCGTGAGTTTGACGCCTGGACGCACATCAGCGTACCCAACACCACGGCGCTGAAACCCCGTCGACAGGCCCTTATCATCGACAAACAAGGCACTCGCGCATTTGCCTGATCCATGGGAAAATGAGCCATGCCCTTAAAAAAGATTGTCCTCAAGCCTGGAGTTAACCGGGAGAACACTCGTTACACCAACGAGGGCGGCTACTATGAGTCGAACTTAGTTCGCTTTCGCCAGGGCACTCCGGAGAAGATTGGTGGATGGACGCCAATCTCCAGCAATTCCTATGAAGGCATATGTCGCTCCCTTTGGAATTGGACGACCCTGGCGGGTGCCAACCTTATTGGTGTTGGCACAGAGGAGAAATTTTACGTGTCTCAGACGGGCGCTTACTACGATGTAACGCCAATTGTCAGCACGCATATTCTTGGTTCAAACCCAATATCAACCAACGCCACAACCACCATCACCGTAACCGACGCAGCCTACTCACCAGCGGTAGGTGACTACGTCATTTTCTCTGGCTTAACTGCGGTGAATGGGGTGACTCTCAATGGCCAGTATCGGGTTGCCTCCGTTCCAACTGGAACTACGTACACAGTAACCTATGCAACCCCCGCAAGCGGATCTGGATCTGGTGGTGGGTCGGTTGGATATGCGTCTTACCTGCTTGGCGCCCCTACCACCACTACGTCCAGCGCTTTGGGCTGGGGCACAACCGCTTGGAATTCTGGCAACTGGGGTAGCGTCGGCCAAATAGCAAGAACACGCACCGCAACACTTTGGACGCAGTACAACTTTGGCGAGAACTTGTTGTTTGGACCAAAGCAAGGCGCCATGTACCTGTGGAACGCCTCAACAGCGCCCAACCTAGCAAACCCAACAGCGGCAGCAATTACCAACGCATCACCAGCAGTTGTCACGCTATCCCTGCCAGCCGGTGCTGTGGCGCCGCTAGTAGCCCTGCCCAATGGTTCCGCCATCATGCTTGAGCCCACCGGTTCACTGCCACTTCCGTTGACGCCGTTTACTACGTATTACACGGTAAGCACTGGAGCAAATACGTACAACCTGACAACGTCTCCAACACTGAGTTCAACCTTGCTTGGTGTAATCATTACCGGCACGGCTGGGCAATTTAGCTGCACCGCATCAAGCGTGTCTCTGGTTGTTGGCCAATCGCTGACGATAAGCGGAACATACGGCGGGACAGGCTCCATCTCCGGTTACACAAACCCAACCACGTACTACATTGTTGCAACCAATGGATCAACAACATTCACCCTATCCACCACCGCCGGTGGCTCGGGAGTAACGACCACAGCAGGAACGCCAACCGGTCTTACCTACACGTTGTCAACCGTTGTCAACACATCTTCGGCTGGATCTGGTACGCAAACAATCTCGACCCGGGCTATTCCTGTGTCGGCTTTGGCTAACGCTTCGGATGTACCGTTGACGCAAAACACACTGCTTGTTTCTGATGCAAGCAGGTTTACATTTGCTTTTGGCACCAACGATTACCTAAGCACAACATACGACCCAATGCTTGTTCGATGGTCCAACCAGGAGTCTGTGGAAGACTGGACTCCATCGCTCACCGGGTCTGCTGGAAGCCTTCGCGTCTCTCATGGTTCAAGCATTCAGGCGGTGCTACAGGCGCGCCAAGAGATTCTGGTCTACACGGACTCTGCGATTTACTCGCTGCAGTACCTGGGCGCCCCGCTTAACTGGGGCTCTCAGCTCCTCTCGGACAACATCTCCATTGTCAGCATCAATGCAGCGGTGTTTGCCAACGGCACTTCTTTCTGGATGGGCCAGGACAAGTTTTACAAATACGACGGTCGAGTGCAAACTCTGCGCTGCGATTTGCTTCGCTTTATTTTTGACGACATTGACCGCACGCAATTCAACCAAGTGTTTTGCAGTACCAATGAGGGCTTCAATGAAGTTTGGTGGTTCTACTGTACAAAAAATGCACCAAGAGATGCCTCAGGAGTTCCTAGGATTGACCGCTATGTGGTGTACAACTACACGGAAGATGTCTGGTACTACGGATCTATGTCGCGTACGGCTTGGCTGGATTCATCGCTGAGAAGCTACCCCATAGCCGCCACCTACGCAAACAATCTGATTTACCATGAGAGCGGCGTGGATGACAACATCACTGGGAATGCCGTCGCAATGGACTCCTCAATCACCACATCGCAGTTTGATATTGGTGACGGCCACAACTTTGCGTTTGTGTGGCGCATGCTGCCCGACCTGACGTTTGTTGGCTCCACGGCGGGGACTACCCCAAGCCTAACAATCCAGCTGCAGCCCCTACAAAACTCGGGCTCAGGGTACGACGACCCCAAGTCGCTCGGTGGCGTCTATAACCCACTCTTCCCATCGGAGTCCCAGGCCTTGGCGTTTTACGATGCATCAGTGACCGCCCTGCAAATGGTGGTTGGCCTGCTTCCCATAGACTTGTACTATGATTTAAACGGGAGTGGGACTGTAGATTTGCAGGATGGAATTGGGTTCTTGAAATTGTCTATAGGCGAGCCCTTGGGGTATACGCCAAATCCGGCGTCTATCTACACCGCTATTGCAGCCACCGGCACCGAGGCCAGAGAAACAGTGGAAGCCAGCCAAGCGTATCCCGTCAACCTGGACACCTTTACCGGCCAGCTAAACATTCGGGTACGCGGCAGGCAGATGTCTATGAAGATTGCCTGCAACACCCTCGGCACTCAGTGGCAGCTTGGATCACCACGAATTGACATCCGGGCCGACGGCAGGAGGGGTGGGTAATGGCCCAGAAAAATGTAACGGCCCCACGGCTGCCCACCGTCAGCCAGGAGTATGACCCGGTAATGCTGAGCCAGTTGTTGAGCATATTGCGTCTGTACTTCAACCAGCTTGATAACGCAGGGCCTATTGCCGCATCAACCGAGTTCAACGGTACTAATATTGTGGCGGGGCTCAGTTTTGCGCCAACCGGAAACAACACAACACCCAGCCTGCCAACCCAGGCCAATCTTGCCAACCTGCGTGTTGGGGATGTCTACTACGACACCTCTGCAAGCAATGTACTGAAAGTGAAGGTATAGCATGCCCCGTGACGTTCCAGAAGCCGCCCCGATAACGGCAAATACCCCCGGTGCTATTTACGACCCTAGTGGCGGACAGGGGCGCGCGGGGGAGCGTAATGGCGCGTGGCGTATGCCAACCGCAGCGGAATCAGCCGCAGCTTCGTTAAAGAAGCAGATGGATGCGCTTTCGCCCGCCATTAAAGCTGCGATTGCTTCTGGCCAACTGCATCCCCAATACTCAATGGTACAAACGGGTGCTGGGCGCAACGGGGATAGGGAAGCGGCAAGTGGAATCACCGGCTTCACCTCAAACGGCCCGAACGATACCTACTACACCTACGACATAGCTGGAAACAAAACTGGGCAGCAGCAAATTCAGCGTGGTGGTGGCGGTTTCTTTGATCGGATTGCCAGCGGGTTTGGCGACTTCATCTCCGACCCTGCAAAAGCAACCACGAAATTCTTTGAGAATCCAGGGGTAAAAGAAGCCGCCATCATTGCGGCAATAGCCCATGGGGTTGACCCAACTATTTTTGGCGGTACTGTTGGTGCTGGAGCGGCTGGAGCGGGAACCCTTGGAGCTGCCGAGGGGGCGCTTACTGCAGCTGAAATAGCCTCGCTTCCTGGGTTGTCCGGCGCTGCCGCTGGGTCGCTTGCAGGACTAGGGGAGATGTCTGGCGCGCTTACCGCTGCCGAGGTAGCTTCGCTTCCGGCCGCTGCTGCAATCCCTGAGGGCATTGCCACCCTGGGAGCAGCGGTATCACCAGAAATAGTAGGGGCTGCCACAACAGCTGCAGCGCCCGCAGCGCTAACTCCTGCCGCGATTGAATCTTTGGCCGGTGCCGCTGGATATGGGACCAATGCGTCCGCCGTAAATGCAGCGATTACTGCGGGCATTAATCCCGCAATCGTCGGTTCTGGCGCCACTGGAATTGCAGCACTGCCAAGTGCCGCAGAGTTAATTTCGTCCGGAACCACATCCGGAGGAACGCTCCCCACAGCGCTTGGCAATGAGGCCGTCGCCTCCGGAATGTCTCCGGGCTCTCTGGGCGCTGCCGCTGGCGCACAGGGGGTGCTCACCCCTACGCAGCTCGCCGCTGCTTCAGGTGCGGGGGGTTTGGGTGCGCTCACAGGAGTGGATGCCGTAGCCACTAATTTGGCCGCGTCACCCAATGAGGCGGTAGCCTCGGGCCTCTCTCCTGGCTCCGCTGGCGCCGCACAATCTGCCGCCGGAACCCTAACAGCAGCAGAGTTGGCGGCAGCCTCTGGAACAAACACGGGTGGAATAAACCTACTGGATGCAGCAAAGAAGGCGGCGGACGCAAAGAAGGCGGCAGACCTGCTGAATGGCAAAACGGGATCTACTGGTGCTGGTCTTCTGGGCGCCGCTGGTTTGGCTGCGCTGTTGGCATCAATGAATAAGGGTGGCAGCGATGACTCTTACAAGGGAACCATCCCTGAGTTCACAGCATCAAGGACTCAGCTTCCAGTGAGCCAAACAAGGCCGAGCGTCGACGGGAAGCCCTACCGCCCTGGCCAAGGTGGCATCACCTACTTCAGCCCCATGACCTACACCCCCGTGCCAGCTCCTGTCACGCCAGACCAAAGCGCTGCAACTGAAGCCGCTGGCGGTGGCTTGATGAGCTTTGCTGAGGGTGGCGAGGTCTCCGGAAGACTGCAGCTTGATGTGCCAATTGGCCAGGGTGGCCAGGGCGGCTTGGGTGAACTCGGTGGAATGGGTGGGTACCCTGTGCCCGGCTATCCGTCACGAAGCGGTGGCAATGGAGGTCTGGGTGAAATTGGCCAGGGTGGCCTTGCCCCTCAGGTCGGCATCCAGCAGCTTCTTGGCCTGGGCGCACTCAATGGCGGTCCGATGATGCAACCTCAGTATCAGCAGCAGGTTCAACAGCAAAATGGGATTGAGGGAATCAACGGGATCAACAGCGCCCCGTTCGCTCAAAACCAAAACATGAAAAATCCGCTGCAGCAAGATATATTGAACCAGCAACCCCAGCAACAGTCCATCAATATGGCTGGCGGCGGATCAGTTGCTGGCCAATATAACCTCGGCTCTTACTCCGATGGAGGGCGCCTATTGAAGGGTCCTGGCGATGGTGTTTCCGACTCCATACCTGCCATAATTGGACAAAAGCAGCCAGCTCGCCTTGCAACAGGTGAGTTTGTTATTCCAGCCAGGATTGTTTCTGAGCTTGGAAATGGCTCTACAGAGGCGGGCGCCAAGCGTCTCTACGACATGATGAAGCGTGTTCAGCAAACTCGTCGCAAAACCAAGAATGTTGCCGCCAACACCAACGCGGCCAAGTACCTACCCGCCTAAGGAAATATTATGGCAACCTCTGCATCTACGCTTGACAACAACCTCTCTACCGGCGGAACCAACTCGCAGAATCTTGCGAACTGGGCGGCGCCTTATGTCACAGACATGCTGGGAAAGGCAAAGGCACTTTCCGCTGAGCCGTACCAAACGTACACAGGCCCACTTA